TCTATCTGTTCCTTAGAAAGATTATCTTTTGTTATAATAGGTACTATATCCATTTTAATTATTCCTCCTTATCTATCTTAATATCTGTCACTTTGCCACGATTAACAAATATGCCAAAAGGTGGTGTGTTCAAACTTGCACAAATAGAGTATTCATCGTTACATATATCATATAAAGAACACTCACTGCATTTCCCTAATTTCAATTCATGTAACACTCCGTCAATTATTATTCCATTTTTTACTTCCATAATCATTATCTCTTCTTTTGATATGATAAAAGTCCACCTTATTTTGGAGATAACAAACGTTTATCATTATTATTTTTATTCAAATAATTATTTCTTTTCTCTTCTGTATTAAAATCGTCTGCACGGCTAATAACCTTTTGTGATAAAATAGTTAATCCATTTTTGTCTTTTCGAAATATAGTTTCTACAGCAACATCATCTTTATGTCCAAAATCAATAGATATAATCATATTCTCCACGTTTTTCAATGAAAACATCCTTATCGTTTTTCATCTTCTTTATCATCTTCAATAAATTCTACTTCATTAAGACTGAGTTCTCTTATTTCTTCATTCTCTTCATCAATAATGATTCGAGAAAAGTCTTTTACTTCAATTATTTGACCCGTTGCCTTGATTTTGATTTTTAACATAACGCTCTATTTTTAAATTAGAATCTTTATTTCTTTTAAGCATTGCGACACAACCTTTATAAGAACCATAATGTATCATATTGTTCGTATCAAGATCAATAACACAATGAAGATTTTGTTCGTTAGCACCTATAATGATTGTAGAATCAGAATACGTCTTTTCTTTCGTTATACGATAGCGTAATTTAACTTTATCTCCTATCTTAGGAAAGAACTTTTTAGCTACGAAAAAATCAGTATTTAACGAGAAGAAATGAGATTTATTAAGATGTTTGTACTCAGGATTATCTCTGAGTTCTTGCGAATCTATACGATATCTTGGTAAAGAACCTTCTCTCTCAATTCTATTAACTACAGTACCTTCCCAAATATGCCAAGAAGGTGTTCGATTATTTTTTGCAACTCCACGCATCTTAATAACTATTCTTCTTCGAAGTTCTTCTTTTAATTCCTCGTCAGTATATTCACTTAATTCTTTCATACTTTTATTTGATTTTATAAACACCTCTTGAATATCGTTCGATTTTACCTAAGGCAAGTTGTTTAGATAAAACTTCATCAACTATTTGCCTTGAATATCCTGGATATAGATTAAATTCGTTTTCTATTTTACCAATAAGTACTGCACGTCTTATCGTATCACCTTTATTCTTTTTCTTTATGTAAGATAATAGAAGTTCTTTCTTATTCATAATTTCAATTCGTTGAACAATTATTTCTTTTTCTTATGCCTAAAGGTCCACCTTTTGACCACGTGGAGCAACTTTTATCGAAAAAATTTTGTCTCAATTATCAAAATCATCTTCGAATGATTTCATTTCCTTTTCAATAATCTTCTTGAATTGTTGAGCATCTTCAAATCTCTCTTGTCTGACTGCCAATTCTAAAGAACTGTTTAGAAGAGTAATGTATTTAAGACGTGTACGTCTATCAATTTCTGTAGTTGAAAATGCTGTTTGACTATTAAATAATGCTATATCTTTAATAAAAAAGTACGTTTTAAATAGTATAAAACCTATACAAAGTAAAATAGCAAGAATTATAAATAAGAATATATTCGTCATATTATTATATTTGTTTATTCATTACATTTATATAGAATACTATTGTAGGATATTCATCCTCAAGATTTTTAGCAACTCTATACTTTATAAATCCATTATCTAAAAGAAATTGCGTTAACTTTTGAGCTACTAAATGTTCCATCCTACTAATATTTCTTGCAAAATAAACAGTCTCTTTCATCGGTACTTCAATTCGATTTGATTTGTAAATCGAAGTATTTACGGTAATCATATCTGAGGATGAATTGTAAGATCCAATTGGATTGTTAATGAATTGAACACGATAAAGGTCTTGTTGATTAACTCCAGGAATTTGTATAAGTTTATCATACTTCCAACTCTTATCAAAAAGTCTATCTATAAAAGGTTCAAGTTTATCTTTTATTAGTTTATAATCACTATAGACTTCGTTTTTACCTTCTTCATAAATGAGATCTAAATCTTTTGTATTATTGAATAATACATGAAGAGCTATTTTTACACGTTCTAAAAATTTATATTTTTTCATATTTCCACTTTTGTATAATTACTAAAATCACAATACAAGTATTGACACCAATTACCGAAGCGATATTTATCATTTAGATACCTACATAGGGAAGTCCACTTACTCTTTGCAATAATTTCGTATACTACTCCTTTATGGATGAAAAGGTCACCGACTTTTAAATTAAATATCTCAGTCATCTAAATACATAATTAATTAAATCACTTAACCATGTTAGGAATTGTATTGCTGCAAAGAGCACTATTACACTAAGAATAGCAATCGTGCTGTACCAAAATTTGACCCAAATCTCTCGGTATTCTCTCTTTAGAACTTTCTTACCAAATCGTCCATGAATAAAGTTTCCAATTTTCGTCATCATAATATTACTTTCTTTTACGTTGATCTTCTATTTTATTTTCACCCCAAAGCTTCCATACTCTATGTACATTAGTATAGGAACAACCAATTATTTTACTGATTTTATAATGCGACCAAGTAGGATGATCTTTAAACATTTGAAGAATAGTCTTAGATTGGTCACCTTTAGGTGCATCAATTGTGGTCTTATAAACAGTTTTTGTTTGTTTCTTTTCTTTCTTTACAGCTTCTTCTTTCTTGATTGCTTCGATTCTTGCTTGTTCAGCTTGATTAACAAGTTCAAGAAGTTCTTCTTTCTTGTATTTCTTTGCATTTTTGATACCAAGTTCTTTAGCTCTTCTTCTCAATGCTTCTACTGTTACAATCATCTTTTCCATAACGTTCGTTTTTAATTGTTAATCATTTGTTTTCTTTCAATGCCTAAAGATACCACTTTGTTATGTCCTATGCAACACTTTTGATGAAATAATCTTAATTATTTATTTAGGAACTGCAGTACAATGACCCCAACCAACTATCTCACTATAATCACCTTTGATAACACGTATCATAGCTTCAAAAATATAACGCACTTCTTTATAATCAGAGAAACCAAATTGAATGTATTTACAATTGAATTTCTTGGCTATAACTTTCGTATTCTTTATATAGCCCAAATAATAATAATTTAAATTACCAAGACTTGGAACTCTATCTACAATAACTTCGAACTTTAACCCTTCATATTCTACAGTAGCATACCAAGAATCACTTGTATATTCGTTTATCGCTTTTTCAAATCTATGATTTACTATCTTCATAATAATTGTTTTTAATGTTCTGAGGGTGAGTAAATATTAATTATATCTTCGTTACTCACCCTTAAATGATTTAGAATTCAACAAAAATTAATCTATTAGAAGAGTCTATTTCTTTAAACCACATGTGATTAGAACCAAATCCGTATTCAAAGAACATACTAAAATCACCTTTCCAAGAATTAAAATTCTCTTCAAGTTCATTCATATTGTTTCTTAATTCTTGTTCATTATTAGAATCGATAATTGCATTTAATACTTCTACATAAATCTCTGCCGTAGTAGCTAACATTGTTTTTAATTTTCCTTCAATAATTGCTTTCATAATCTTAACGTTTTTAAGTTAGTAATCTATTGTCCTTTTTGGATATCTAAAGGTCCATCTTTTATCAATATGGTCCAACAATTCCGACCAAAAATTTAGATTATTTTGTACACACCTCTATCATATCTTTCTATTCGACCTAATGCCACTTGTTTTGTTAGGAAAGCGTCAATTATACTCCTCGAATATCTTGGATGTATATTTAGAAGTTGTTCTAACTTACCAATAAGTACTGCACGTCTTATCGTGTCGCCTTTCTTCTTGTCTTTAAGAATAGATTCGATTAATTCAGTATTTGACATAATCAGTCTTCATATCTAATAAAATCGAACGAAATTTCAACTACAATACAAGCTTCTTCACTGTCATCTTCATTCACAAATAAATCATTATAAGCATCTTCGATTTTAACTTGTCGAAGATTGTATTGTGTGAGAGTATTAACTATAAATCCTTCTAATTTTTGGAATTTTCTTCAGAAAGATAGTCATTGTCTATACACTTTGGATTAAATTTATATCTCAAATTCAAATAAGTTTTCTTTCCATCAAGATTCTCTTCTGCAATCAACTCTGTAAGATTATAGTCTTCTACAAGATAGAGGTCCAGTTTATCTCCATCTATTTCAAGTTTAGAAAGAGCTTCAACAATATCTTCAACTTTATGACATGCATGTTCATATATTAGCATATCATTCCAAAGTTTATTAATCCTTTCTGAAATTATGGATTCTCTTAAAACAATCTCTTTTTCTGCGTCAAATAACTTTCTTACCATAGTTTTCATTCGTTTATTTAATAGTTAATAATATAACATTAGATTTTCTTCAATTCATTTAAAATATCGAGAATTTCTTTTTGTTCACTTTTCTTCAATTTAGACCAAGCTAAATCAACTGACCAATCTCTGGAACAAAGAGAAATAGAAGAATTTCTATTCATATCGTAATAGATTACTTCTACACCTAATGAATTTTTAGGAAGATCAATAACCCCAAATGCTCTACCATTTTTGATTGATTTTTCAACTTGAATCAGTACTTGTTTCAATTCACTTGATTTCATATCTTTAATGTTTCTAATCGTTGTTCTTTTTCAATGCCTAAAGATAGACCTTCCTCATGGACTGTACAACAGATACCATCTTTTTATCTCCATTATTAAGACTTATTAATAAAATAGCCGCATATCCTCATTTTACAATGCGACTGGATATGCGGCTCAAGCAATGAAAGAAAAAACTAAAAACGTTAAAACGAACATTTTTGTTCTTAGAATGGAATTTACACCCTAAAGTACGTGCTTTTTCATAATATTAGAATCGATTCGTTACTCAATACATTCTTCTACCGGAACATCATTGATAGATTTCATTGACCATTTATTATCTTTGACAATCCATTCTGTAGAGATTATCTTACGACCTGCAATGAGTTCTTCGTCAACACCTCTCTTTGACCAAGTATGAGATTCAACTCTTGTTGTCCATTTTATACCATCGGTAAAAAGTTCAACACGTGGAAGTTGCATTTCATTGACTCTCTTAAATTCTTCAAAAACTTTATTTGTCATTTTCTTTATAATTAAAAAATTTATCACATGGACAATAATCCTTATCATCTCTAAATGGACAATTATCACATGAAGGACAATCGTCAATTGAACTTGCTTTGAATATACAAAAGGCAAGGATTATATATATTGCTATTACAACTAAAAATACTATTATCATTATCATCATAATTATATTAAATTAAAATAGGAGTAATCTTATCTTCACAGACACTTACTCCTGAGTAGAATATGCGTATAAACGTTAAGATTTTCGTTGGATTAAGAGGATTCGAACCTCTACAGACAGAACCAAAACCTGTAGTGCTACCATTACACCATAATCCAATAATTCATTGACCTTCCAAAGCGACCTCCACTTATATTTCAATTCTCACTCTCGGTCAATTCCACGAGTCAAGAATAGAAGGTCAATGATTATTTGTAGAGCAATTGATTTAATAATAAAGTATAACAAATAAAGACGAACCTTTCACGTCACGACTACATTGTGTAGAAGGGCTTTTGGTAAATAAAAAACGAAAAATGAATCAATTACTCTCTTTGTCAACTACCTTAGACTTGGCTACGTTTATAAAGGTATACGGCTCCTTTCTTCAATCACTTAATAAAAACACAGAATGTTATTACTTCTTTTTCAATCCTTCCAACTTCTCAAGTAGGGAAATCTTGAATCGATTTTGGTTTTCATGATTACACACGTTTAAACATTGTGAATAAACTCTTTTCAAGAACTTTCTCTTTTGTCTTTCTACGTTTGTCATTTTTAAATTCTCCTTTCTGTTATTAATTATTGTCTAAAGATACCAATTTATCTATTGTTTCAGCAAGTTGTTCTATCACATCACTATTCAAATTTGAGTCGCTCAACGATTTTAGTATTAATGCTTCTTTCATTCCTTTATATGCAATATAGCATTTATTTTCGTCAATAGATGTATGAGTAGGATTGTTGATCAATCTTTTTATTTCTTGTTCGAGTTCATTGAGCTTTTCAGCCTGCTTGTCGATTACGTAATTAAGTTCATCAATCTTCTTGTCCTTCTCACTCAACTCTCTGATAAGCCTATTGCATTCGTCTTCATCTTCTTTTTCAGTAGGTCCGTTCACTTGCATCTTATTGGCGTTCATTTCTTTGAATTCTTGTAGTATCTTTTCTTTCTCTTCGTTTGATACTCGACCTTTACTTTTATTCCTTTCGATTAGTGAACAATTAGTTAACTTCACTTGGACGTTCTTACCTTCTAATGTATTGATAAGTGCAGATCCATCTCTAAATGTTATCACTGTTCCACCATTTAGGTTTCCTTCGTGATCCTTGTATTTAACAAGACTTCCTACTTTAATACTTTGTGCCATATTCGTTTATAATTTTCTTTCTTATAGAATGCATTTTGCTTTTTATGGACCCAAGAGGTAGTTCAAGTATTTCAGCTATCTCCTCGTATAGATATCCATTATAATAACCTAAAAACACTTTCTTGTCTACAATTGGTACATCAATACTATCTATTATATTCATCAAATCTTCGTATTCACCTGTCCACAACCTCTCTTTACTTTCACATCTATCCTTGATGAACTCTTTGTCCTCTTCATCGTACTTTTGGTCCTGTCTATTTGATTCCTGTCTATACTTATTGATGAACAAATTTCGTATAATAGTCGTAATCCATTTTTCACAATCTTTCTCGTTACCACTAAACTGATTATATTTGCTCAACGCATTTAGAATAGCTTCTTGTGCGATATCTTGTGCTTCTTCTATATTACAAGTCAACTTTAGTGCATAATGATAAAAGTACTTGTACTTCTTTTGGACTACTTCTTGTATTATTTCTTTCATTCCATTGAATTAAGCATTTTCTGATATCTTTCTATTCTATTAGAACATATTCTAATATTATGTTCCATTAAAAATATAGGTCCTTCAAAACTCAACCATTGGTCTATTTGTTTTCTTGTTTTGTCTATAAGAGACATTAACTCTTCTTTTGTCATCGTTTCCATAATTTGTAGTCTTTTTTCTTTCATGTCCTAAAGGTCTACTTTATTATTCAATTAGACAACATCTTGACCACAATTATTGTCCTTTTTGATACACTTTATTTTCCATTTTTCTTGATACATTTATAAGATCAATTAAAGGTCGATACATGCGTTATATATAATTTTCGCTGCATTAAAACACAAATTTTGTTGTCCATTTTAATATTGACATTTTTCTTTACTTTAAAATTGGAGATTGACAATCATCACGACTCCCAATCTCCCATGTTAGCGTAATATGATATTAGCTTCTTAGTGCTTTGAGTCTTTTTAGTACTTTATTCTTTGTATCTTGTTCTTCTATTACTACGGCTTCTTCTATATCTGGATTCATTTCGTTTAGGAATTTCTTATTCTCTTCTTTTATTTCATCCCAGTTATATTGTTTGATTAGGTCACCAGGTAGCATTACTTGCTCACTTCCTAATATATTCTTATTGAAGCCGTTAAAGTCTTTATACCAAGATTTTGCGAGTTGATTTATCATTATATCAGGTTTAATTCCTGCTTTTGCAGACACGAGTCCAATTATTATACTATTGATAGGTATATCACGCATTACTCTACTTATATTTTCTCCTCCGTGAATAGTTGCGTTGATATCTATTTTCCCGTCTACAGTAAGTTTTAACTCGTTACCTTTCACTTCTTTACGAGCTTGTTCAAGTAAGTTTCTTACTTCTCGTGACATCGTCAATGCTTTTGTTTCGAGTCCTCTACTTATATAGTCTTCATACTTTAGTAGAAGGTCTGTAAGCATATCATTTATAATCTCGAGTCGTCCTGCTTCTGTAGACACTCTATATTTATCTGATTTTAAAGCGAATTTGGCTTGTCTTTGTTCTATTAATGTTTTATTTTCATTGTAGAATTTTACAAGGTCTGCATCGTCTAAATCATATCCTTCGCGTTGTTTTATTGTCTTTTTTACATCTTTTACTGAATACATAGACCCAAAATAGTCAAGTAACATCGGTGTAAGTTTAGCAAGAGCTTTTGATTTATTATTATATAAATCGAACGCATTCAGGTATTTATTACGTGCCCTATTGTATTCACCAAGTAGAGGCATGAGCACTTTTGCTCTAATTTCCTGTGCATCTTTTATCGAATCTTCTGATGCTCCTCTATTTTTCATTACTCCTTTGGCATTCACGTATTTAAGATCGATTGAATGTAATGTACCATTCCTTCCTTCATACGTTAAAAATCTATCAGGACACTCGTCAAGTTTTATTCGCGCTTTTTCGTAATCTATATAAATATCTTGCATATATTTAGATGCGATTTGAACGAAGTCAGGAGCATCTTTTAATATATCTTCTCTTGTTACATTACTCATATTGGGACTAATTTTTAATTTATCCGTAAAATTACAGTAAAAAGTTTGATCACACAATGGGAGTTTTGTTTTAGTACCAAAAATCACTTAAAATGAGAGTTTCTTCTTCAAGTGGATTTTCTTTTTGAGATTGATTTGTATCAATAACATCAATCTCAAAATTTTCAATTAATTCTAATTCATCCATATTTGATTTTTGTTAAAGTGTTTTTATTTTGTTTTCTAAATTATAGTACTCTACATACCAAAAAACATCTTCTTTATCAATCTTGACAAACATCTTATTTGTTTCTTCATAAACACTACCTTCATTTCTCCAACCAAAATCTTTATCAAATGAACGAATTATTATAGCTTTGAGTTTTGAATTATAACCTACTATTTCACCTTCCACGTTGAACTTTAGAATAAGAACTTTCTCTCCTAAATTTTCTTTTACAAATTTACTTAATGTCTTTTTCATAATGTCTATAAATTGATTCTTTTGCATTTCTTATATCTTCATCACTTCTCAATGGCACTAAACTTATACACTTTACATAATTCAAATATAAATTTGATGAATTGTATTTTACATTTTGTATTGAATAAACTTCAACTTCAGCTAAATAAAATGCTACATCTTTACCAATATAAGGTTCAAAGTTGTTAGTAAATACATTCGTCAAATGTCGTTCATCTTTTTCATCTCTATATTCAAGTACGAAATTACATATATATATACCATTCTCATTATAAGTCTTGGTTACTTGTCTCTTGTAAATATTCGCTATTACTTTCTGTGTCATGATTATTGTTATTAAATGATCTTACTTCAATACAAGCACTTTTATCTTGATATGGACAATGCTGTTGATAAATGCAATTTTCACATACTTTAGAGAAACTCTTGTTTATATCTTCTATTGTTTTCGGCATATTTAATAGTTTTTATTCGTTTTATATAAAGGAACTGTTCTAATTGCAGGAATTAATAAATAGGTATGGTTTAACTTTTGTTTAACAGTTAAAAACAGTTCCTTTCTTTTTATATTGTAAAGATACCAATTATTTATCTATAGTCAACTTTTTAGTTTCACATTCTGTTCAAGTTTATAACCCTTTTCTTTTAAGAAGATTTTCACAACAATCCTATTCAACATCTTCTTTCCATAATGCATGTAAGAACCTATAAGATTGTTTTCGATTTCCCATTTTTTTTAAATGTTTCACTTTCGATAAATCTCCAAAGAAGTTTGTCAAAATCTTCATTCGATAGTATCTTTTGTTCACCTTTTGGATTCGTTATTCTTACCATTACATTCTAATTGTCTATGATTCTATTGTATTCCATAATTATAATCGAAAAGTTGTTATATATTCTACTTGAGCAATATTCATCATAATATTCTTTAGTAGAACTAATTTTGAATCATAAGTCATCAATAAAATATTTTCTTCGTCTAAACCGTATGAAAAATTTATTCCTCTTAGCCTTTCATCATTATCAAGCTTTTCTCGAATATCTTCATAAGAATATCCTTTAAATGGACTAATCTTATATAAATTAATTACTTTTGCCATTAAAGTTTTATTTTTGAGTATAAATAAGTTCACCTCTATATCCTCGCGAAATTAGTTCATCCATTAATTGTCTTGGAGTGAAATCTTTTAATTTAGGATTACCATTTTCAAGATTACTTATTCTTTCTCTTCGTTTTGCTGCTCTTGTTGATTTATAATTCTGAACTTGTTCTCTTTGACAATCCTTACAGTAAGCTTGAAGTCCATCAGGACGACTTGAATTTTTACTAAAAGAATCTAACGGTAAAATTCTTTCACAACGCGGACATAATTTTGTTTCTTCCATGACTATTTTTATTTAAAATTTATATGATATTTCCATAAGTATTATATTCTCGTTTTGATTTCTCGCGACTTTCATGCCGTAAGGATTTATATAACATTTCAAATCATTTTGATCATCTTTCAATAATTCTTGAACCTTTTCTTCTATTTTAGAAGCTTTCTTTTCAAGTACATCGTATTCAGCATTTTCTCCTAAAAATCTAAATTTGCCATTTGATACAAGTCTAACATTTAATCTTCCTTTTCTTGAAAGTATATTTTTCTCAGATGTATTCAAATTAAATGAGTGAATTGTCAAATTAAGTTTTTCTAAAAGAGGTTCGATATCTTTGATTAAATAACGAGCTATTACAGCACTATCAAGCGTATTTTGACGCATTTGCATAAGTTTATTAATTTCGTTACTTAATCTAATATCATTTTCTTTTAACATTTGATTGAAATCTTCCATTGCTTTCATAATTCTTCAGTTTTTAGTTGTTGTTCTTTTTCAATGCCTAAAGATAGACCTTATTTTGGAGATAACAAACGTTTATCTCTATTTATAGTCCAAATTAATATTTATTAAGAAAGGACAACTTGTTTCACAACAAATCATCCTTTAAAAACTAAATAATCATGGCTTGACAAAATAAAGAATTCTTGTTTCTTTTATATCTGCAATTCTTACAGTAGGATAAAGTTCATCCATTTCTTCTAAAGCAATCTTATTTGCTTCATTCGTAGTTCTTGCTTGAATTAAATAATTTACATTGTATGCTTTTTCTTTACCTTTTTCATTTACTTCAATCCAAACACCTTTTACTATATAAAAAGAACCTTCTTGATCTTCATTAGGAACGAATCGAAATATATTTAATTCCTTTATAGGTGAAATTTCAAATTCTACATTTATATTTTCTTCACCCCATTTTGTAGCAAGTGCTTCAGCTTCAGTATAATTTATAGCTTCACAAGCTATAACGTTGACAAACTTCTTAACCTTCATTGATGTCGAATTTTCATCTACATCATAATACGTCAATGTTATTTCAAAAAACTTATACATTGTGACAGCACTTTTTTAGATACTGAACATTCGATTTAATAAGTTCCATTTGCTCTTCTTTGATTTCTTTTTCAAAATAATCTGAAGGTGTAGGAATTCGTTCAAATTTCTCTACCTTTTCAATATCTTGTCCGTTTATAGCTGCAAGTATCGGATAACAACTATCTGTAGACCTAAAGATTTTTTCATTCTTATAAGGAATAAATTCTTTAGGATTACCTTGTCCAAGAAAATGAAGAGGTTTTGATAATGAATTGTACGCTTTTAATTTTGATACAACTTTATTTCTTGCAAACGCAATATTATCTGTATTCATTATATGAGGAATAGCTTTCTTACTCATACCAATACAAGAAACATATTTATTCCACATGAAGAATTTATAACAATCGTACCAAGCTTCCCAATTCTTACCTTGAGGACAAGCAAGAATAGTTGTGTTTAACAATTTTCCTTTTGCTCTTGCTTCTTTTAACCATTCTAAGAATTGATTAAAATTGATTAAAGTTTGTATACTATCATATAACACATCAAGAGGAATAACTTCATTAGGTTCTATTTCGAGTGTTAATTGAAATAATTCTTCGTTGGTTAACACTTCACCTTCTTCTCCTGTACCATTATCAAGTATAGTAAAACGACCTTGTTTGATTGCTTCTTTTACATATTCACGATATTGTTCATTTTTTTTATAATATTGACCTATAATATATAGGTTATTGTTTCCTAATTCACTTAAATTTAGGTGTTTCATAGGAGGAGTTAAAAATATTTTCATCATACTTTTACAAATTAACGATTTGACAATTAGGTTGATCGATGCACCAAGAAATTAATTCATTTATACCAAGTGAAATTTCACCTTTTTCAATTTCTTCAAAAGTAAGATTTTTGTTCTTTTCTTCATTAGCAAGCTTTTCAAACCTTTCTCTTCTCTTTTTTTCTGATGAAGATATGTAATCTATACCATAATTCAAATTATAACCATTTGATTTACAAAGATATAGAAGTCTGTCTATAATAGACTTTTGTCTACAACCTATTATGTAAATTATTTTGTTACAATCTGTTGTTTTGATTTTATCAAAAAGAATGTTTGAAACTTGTTCGTCAAGTCGTGCATCGAAAACTCTTAATTTATCTTTATTAAGTTCTCTTATAATATTTCCGACTTCTATTGCTATTGTATTGCTTTTAACACAATAATGATCAACGAAATGAGTCTTACCTGAAAACGTCTTTCCTATAACAAATTTAACGTGAGGTAATTGTTTTAAATGATTATCTTCTTGAACACTGTCACATTCTTCTTTTTCAACTATAGCATAGTTTTCACCATCTTCACTAACTTCAACTGAGTCAAAATCAAATTGCTTCAAGATATTTTTCGCAATCATTTCACATGACATAGAACCGAAATCATAACATTCGCAATGCATTTCAAATACTGGGAATTTTCGGTTTATATATTGTTTTACTCTTCTCCTTAATAATATAAACTCTTCATCACGATTATCGTGATTAACACGTTTTTTACAGTTAAATTTAAAGATATGTCTATGAGACTGTTCTAAAAACTTTACAAGCTCGCCATGATTTTTTGACGCATCAGGATAATTATGAAATCCTTCTACTTCAAAACGAATTCCAATAAATGTTTGTAATCGATTCATAATAAATATTTTAAATCTTCGTTAGTAATTTCAACTTCATTTCCCCAAGTGTCCCAACCTTTAGTTTGTTTTCTTGCAAACAACTCGATTCTCGGAACATCACCACACAGTTCAACAATCTTCTCTCTTACAAGATCAGGTTTCTTCGAATGTTCTTCTCTTGGAGAAATTACTACACTACTCATATTGCCTACTTGTTTTAGAGGTTTACCTTTGACTCCTAAAAGACATACTTCAACATTATTTCTTGTATAATAACCAACTCCAAAAGCAGGTTTTGTACCATCTTTAGTTGTTTTGACCCAACTAAATGCTACAGTTTTGTAAACAAATCCCCAAGATTTTATCAAATCTAATGCTTCTTGCATTTGGGGAAATGTTGCCCAAAGAAATAACATACAATTTTTATCAATTATATCTCCTATAGGCATGCTTTTTAATTCCTCAATAGTCAATGTATCATAATGTCGAATTGTTTCACCACTACTATTATCAATATAATTTGACCTTTTTGAATTATAAGCCCAAGGTGGATCAGCATAAATAATTTGATATTTCTTCATCTTAATATGTTATTCTAAATCTTCTATTAATTTCCTCTTTATTAGAGAGATTGTAAACTAAGCAATAATCTTTTTTCTTCTTTTGACAAAATTGAACGGGACCTCTATAAATACATTTACCATCTAAAAATAATCGCATGATTTTCTCACCATTGATATTCTTATTCCTTTTAGCTTTTGAAATAATATCTTTAGATACTTTATTACTCCAACCATTTTTGTGGTAAACGAATTCTTTTAATTTACAATCTAAATTCATAGATGGAAAGATTGTTGCTTTTTGCAAATTTGATAAATTCTTGAATTAAATCGTCATCTTCATTTAAATCTTTATTGTTTTCAATTTTAAAATCATTAAGCGTATTAGTAACTTCTTTAATTACATCATTTTCAAGTGCAGTAGGAATTGTTAAATTCAAACATTCTTTACGATTTTTACCTTCTATAGTAATCTTAATAACAGATTCTTCTTCTCTTGATTTAGAAAGTAATTCATTCAATTTGTTTAATTCACACTTCTTTTGTTCAATAGCTTCTAAAAGTTCTTTTCTATTCATAACTAAATTCGTTTTAATTGTTTATCTAAAGATAAGGCTAATTCGTAATAAACACTACTATTAGGTCCACACGAATTAGCCTTGTTGAGACATAATTATCTTAACTCACACGCACCACCGCTACAAGCTGTAGCAACATTTTCACCTACATTCTTATATTCTCTTTCCCATTGAACATTTTCCCAATCAACAGGTTTTTGATTTTTAATCTTTTGCCACTGATGAAAAATATTCACATGTTTCAAACAACAGGAACACTTCTTATCATCACCATTAAAATAATTCTTAGAGAATTTCTTGAATCTACGTACCCAATCATTTCTAAGTTCTACTTTATGTTGTAAATGTGAAGAAATTGCATTTACATCACTAACATAAAGTCCATCTATATTAACAAGAAGTTTACCATCTTTTATGTGTTTTTTAACAAATGATAATAAATATTCATCAGTGTAAATCAATAAATCATTTGCCTTACCTGTAGCTGCATTACATGCTGTCCAAATATCACCAAACACTTGTAATCCATCCACAATAAGACCTGATGAAAGTATTGCACCTTGTCCATATGTTTCAGCTAATTCTTTTTCGTCAAGATAAGAAGTATAGGGAGCTTGAGGATAATCAAGATCACCTGTCTCAGACAAGAAACTTAATCCAAAGAAACCGTCTCTATGTTCCCAAATCCAATCAGCAACATCTTTCCATTCATTATCTTTAACAGAAACTGTACAACTTACATTGTGGCGATATTTAGGTTTGAGAATAGATGAAGGATGTTCTTTGTTAGTACCTTCCATTACCCAACCTTTTTCGGTAGTGTAAATTCTATAAAGAAAATCAAGAGTACTGAAATCTGTACGAACCATAGCTTTATCATCCAATTCAATAGGGAATGATAACACTGTTTCATTTTTCTTATTCCAGAATGAAGGATTTGCTATATCAGAATTGACCTTCAAAGTTTCCTTTAACGCTTGTTCATTATTATTTGCTTGGATATTACGAATATACTTTCTAAAATGATAAGCATGAATACCAGATCCTGATCCTAAAAGTTGTGAAGAATTTCCTGAAGGTTTAATTACAGTTGTACGTGCAGCTTCATTTATTCCAATAATTTTAGCAACTTCTTTGTTAGTCTCTTTAACAATTCGTGCACCATTCATTTGAATTCTTTCATTGAACAAAATGTGAGGATTATCTGCCATACCTGTAATACCTACACCAAGTAAAGCATCACGCTTCATAATCTTTCTTGTCGCTTCTGAAAGTAGAGGAAGATTTTCTGTATATGCTGCTTGAAATGTTCCTAATATAGCTGCTGTACGACATGCTTTGTAGAAATCTTCTTCAGTTTTGACTTTTTTACCATTAATTTCACATAAATTACAAAAGGACCAACCGTATTCTTTACTTCCATCAGGATTTATGTATGTAGGAAATAAGTTGGTCTCACAACAAGGATTGGTAACTACTTCATTATCAGCAGGAAAAACGACTCCAGGTTCTCCATATTGTTGAATATATTCAAAAATTTTGTCATATTTTTCCTTTGGAGTGTCTTCATAAATAGCTGCAGAATTGTTACATCTACATAATTCAGGATAAGTTAAGAACCAATCTCCTGTTTTGCATTGTAACATTTCTTCGTCATCTATATCAAAAATAGAAATCATTGCACTTCTTCTAATACCACCGCTTATAACAGCGTCTGCAATTATACACGATATTAAATGAAGTTCAAATGGTCTCAATTTTCTACCTTTTGCCTTACTTAGAATCTTCCGTAATTTATTATGACAAATTTTTAATGGCTCGGGACCTGGAGCTTTAAAACCACCTGATACAAAAGCACCTTCAGGTCTTATCTGTGAATAATCAAATTCAATATCCGGATATCCTTTGTAATATGCTTCAATTAAATCTCCTGTAGAATTTGCCCATCCTTCAATTGAATCTTCTATTGTATAATGAGTTTTAGAAAGATTACTTTCAAGACCTTTCACAATAGGTAATTGTTCTGTATGAACTTTCTGAACTGAAAATCCGGCACCACAACCACTCAATAAAAGTTCCATTAATTCTTTGAAAAATTCGATTCTATTACAATAACTTCCTGAACAGTTAAAAGATCTAAAATTATTTTTCAACAATTGTGGCCCTCCATATTGAAGAGATCTTTGAGATCCAAGAATTTCTTGATTATTATACGCTACCCAAGCCTCTTGAAATACTTTATTAAATGCATCTTTGTTTTCTTCTTTGATTTTACCGTCAAAAAATTGATAATGCATTCCCATTACTCTACTCACAGCTTCATTCCAAGTTTCCTTTTTACCATCAGGTTTAACACGAGAATATTTACTGTAAAATATATAGTCAGAAATTATATCCCGACTATCTACACGTTCATTATTCATTACAACTTATTTAAAAATTTAACATTAATCTTCGATTGTTGGTTGTATTATACAAATTGGTAACGCAGGGTATTGAAATACAAGAGGAATTCTTTCTCTATCAACACCCTGACCACCTTTAAACACAACTTTTTCAATTATCGTGTTAAATATACTCTTTTTTATTGTAAGATATAAAGGTTCAGGTTTATAATTTTCGTCTTTTTGTACTTTTATTTTTTGAATTTGCAAATGTGTTTGTAATACCTCTTCACTTGGTATGAATTCTTCCAATTCTTTTATCTTATTAGCGTTTACAAGCGTTACATTACTCAACACTTTTTCACCATAATTTTTATAAGTGTATATAGGTATATACATCTTTGGTTTTTTCATTTTCTTAATTTTTTATATTGAACAATAAATTAATTCATTTCTCGCTCTTGTAATAGCTACAAATTTCAGACAATATTCACTATAAAGAGCTTCTTGTGATACTGCATATTGACTTGGAATTAAATTAGAATTTAAAAAGAATACTCTATCAGCCTCCAATCCTTTTGATTTATGAATAGTACTTAAAACGATACCATCAGTATTTTCATCTGTATAAATTTTCGAAATACGTTCTTTTAATGTATTTACATCTTTCCAAATAGAATATAATCTCATTATAATAGCACATTTTTCAAGTAAATTGACATAAGATGGATTATTAATTGCAATATTATGAGGAATACCTTTATCGAGTAACGATTGAAGTTTCTCTTCTTTGAGAATTTCAAGATCGTCTATATACTTGATTTTTCCCAAAAGCCTACATAACGCTTCCCCGAAATCTTTTCCTTTAATACTTGATTTTTTACCAAGTTCCAATAACTTAATAAACACTTCTATTAAAGGTAAATTATTTCTACATAAAATAAAGTCACCATTTTGTGCTTCTTCAAAATCACCGTTTCTTACTATACCTTCCTTAGCGTTAGGTGCAGCTACGATTCCATTTGAGAAAACTTTTTGTGCTTCTTCTACAATCTTCTTAGAACATCTATAAGTAATATCAAGAGGTAAGGTAGTTGTGTTAGGAAGTTGTTGAAGTAATCTAAAATTTGTTACACTGGACCCTGAAAATTGGTAAATGCAATTATGAGTCAATATTCCATCTGCAACGTAATTATGATATTTTTCAACATCTAAACAATAAACAATTTGTTTTTCTTGTTTTCTTTCAATTTTTTCAATCTGACTATAACTCAATAAATAACGTTTACTTGAACTTGTAATATACCAATTATCAAAATCTATATGAGTCATATCCATATATTCTTTAAAAAGATTACATGCATTAACTAAAAATATATGATTACGAGCTTTATGAACGTTATCATTATTAACACTAAAAGGATAATTTATATCTTTATTAAAATAATTTAGTATCTTCAAAACTCTATCATCTATCGATCCAATTTGCTCATAAATATCTATAATATCTTGATCTTTCAAAATACTTTTATTACTCGACCTCTCAATGCAAAAGGTTAATTGAGGTATCCCAAATTTATAACTATATATAGACTCAGCTTTCAATGCTTCTGTTCTTGATTTATATATATCTAAAATCCATCCTTTTGTACATTTTTCTAATCTCATTCGAAAACTTAATCCAAAAGATTTATTCGCTTTTTCATTATATAGTTTAGTAACACCTATTCTCCACATACCTAAATCGTTACACATTAAATAAAGAATGTAACATCCTTCAACTTTTTCTCTATTAAATCTTGCGTAACAAATGTGTTCTTTTGTATAAGACGAAGTCATTCCATTTGCTAATTGGATGGAATAAATTTCATCTACTATTCTTGATTGTTTATCTAAAATTTTATATCCTTTAGCATATCCACCTTCAACTGAACTTAATCCTAAAAAACAAGCACTGTTTCTATGATAACAAGCTACACCTTCACCAATTTTAACATCTTCAATATTTTTATAAGTCTTATCAGCCATTAGAATTTTTGTACCAGCAGGTTGACATTGTTTTTCGTCGCCCACGGAAATTAATCTACCAAATTTTGGTTTTATAAATCTTAAAGTCAATTCTCTTTGAAGAACATTTTGATCCTGTGTTTCATCTATAAACACAACATCATATTTAGGAAAATCACTCTCATCTAACAAAATATAAGGTAAATAAAGCATATCAGTAAAATCCATCTGAAATTCTTTATTACTGTCAATTAATTTAGAATTCTTATGCCAATGATATTCTATATCCTTAATATCTTGTATCATTCTATCGTAGAAATCGAAATCTTTATCTAAGCAAATGTTTTGTATATCGTTTTTATAATCTACAAGTAAATTAATTCTTATTTGGTTCCATATCTCTTGCAAAGAAAAAATATATCTCGTTTGTTGGTTGAAAGGAACTTCATCTTCTTTATCAAACTTCAAAATCTTCTTACAAAGTTGAAAACATTTATTTTCATTTATCTTCAATTGAAATTTAAAATTAGAAAATAATATTCTCAATCCTTTAGAATGAAAAGTACTAACGTCAATTCTATCAGGAACTTTGGTTTTCAATTCTTCAGCAATACTTTTATTGAATGCCATAAATAAAACTTTCTTTGTGAAAGGAGTTCTTTTACAACATTCTACAATAGTAGACGATTTTCCTGCACCGGCTGTAGCACTGATCATTATATTATTTCGAGTCCTTTCGTATTCGTCAAAAATAGCTTCTTGTCTATCACTCCATTTTACCATAATCATTTAATTTTATATCTTCTTCATAACTATCAAATTGTTTATAATCAGCAAGTAAATCAGCAACAGCATTACCAAATACTATAGGATCATTCATATCTTTTCCGTGTCCTGGAGTCCAATTTATTCTTACTCTCACTCTTTTTTCAAGTCTTTTCAATTCATCATAAACCTTTCTCCATAAATCCTGATTTTCGATACCTTCGAAGTTTTTAGAAGCAATATCAACAATCGATTTCATACCATTAACAACATATTGACTATCACTCCATATTATAACAATCAAAGGTTTTTTGTTATTCAAAGCGTTTAATGCCAAAAGAATTGCTCTAAGTTCACATCTACTTATAGTAGTGTTTTCGTAACCTTGTTGAATAAAATATTCATTGTCATTCCATTGTATATAAACTCCTGAACCTCCTTTACGAAGTTTCCAATAACAACTACCGTCACAAAAGATTGTTACTTGTTCTCTTTTCATACTTAAAGATACCAATTATTTATCTTATAACATCGATTTAGTTACTCTTATAAGATTTAAGAAGTTCCATATCTATTGATTGAATCTTATCAATCTCAACGATAGATGTTCCTTTATTCACAGCATTGATAACTTTAGACTTTTCTTTGAAAATTTCACCTATACGAGTATCGATAGTTTCATCAGACAAAAGAAAATATACATTAATACTATTTTTTTGTCCCATTCTTTCTAAACGCGAAATTGCTTGTTCTAAATCAGTAGGACCTACAGGATATTCTACAAAAATCATATTACTACAAACCTTTTGTAAACCGTCTACACCTGTAGATAATGTAGCAGTATTTGCAAACAATATTTGCTTTTCTTTCTTCCATCTTTCTACTTTATTCATCTTTTCTTCTGTAGAACATTCACCAACGACAAGTTCACTTTCATCTTTAAACTTTTGATACAATTGTTTTAGAGGTTCTTTTAATGTACCAAATACTATAATCTTATCATCCTCATTACTTTCAGTCCAATCTTTTAAAAATTGTTCTATAAAATTCAATTTACCTTCTAAAGACAATCTCTTTAAATTAGAAATTCTTACAAGATGTTCAGCTTTCAATGCTCTTTCTGCAGCTTCTATATCTATACCCTCAAGATACGTAATTAGATCATCTTCTGCTTGTTTATATTCTTTTTTATTTGTAATTGGACAATTTACAGTTTGATTGATTACATCAGGCAATTCTGTTAATACATCTCGTTTACTCTTTCTGAAATAACAATAATGAGATATGATTGAGTTAAGTTCTAAAGTATATGATGCTCCTGAACAATCTAATCCAAATCTCGTTCTTTTTGCATTACAATATCTATATAAAAAATATTGTAGATTTGGAAAAATTTCTTTGAATCTTCCTAATATATCAAGTACATTAATTAATTCTTGAGGTCTATTCATTATCAAAGTTCCACTTAAAGCCAGAACTTTCGTAGATTTTTTCACAATCTTTTTGACACTTCTTGATCTTAGAGACTTTGGATTTTTACATAGATGTATCTCATCTAAAATTACAGTACCCCACTTTTTAGATAGACTTCTCGAATATCTTAATTTAATTTCTTCTTTTGATTTTCCTCTCTTATAGAGATAATCATAATTAATAATTGTTACATCAGCCTTCCAATCAGTGTTTTCACCGTCTTTAGAATCTATAACATGAATTGTTCTATTAGGGTTCCATTGTTTCCACTCTTTCAACCAACTTGATTTAACTGATGAAGGACATATTACTAAACAAGGAAATAAATCTAACACTTCTACATACAAGATGCTCTGCATAGTTTTGCCTGTTCCACATTCGCAACCATTAATACAATTACCGTGATTAATCATGTAAGTGATACCTTCTATTTGATAATCTCTTGGTTTCATAGGAAAGTCAAGATATTCTATCATTTCTCGAAGTATATCTTCATCTATTGCTTTAGATGACTCCTTTAATTCGATTTCACATGGCAATACAACCTTTCTATTTTCAAATCTATTTAATTCTAAAAATGATTTTAATTTAAAAGAATCTTCCAATCCTATTTGAAAATACCATTCTTTTGTTGCAATATTATATTTTGCCTTGAATTCTTTTTTCATCATATCGATAAAACATCTATTATATTCAAAGCCTATGTAAACCCAATCTTTTTCTCTGTACCAATATCTCATATCTTAAATGTTAAAATGGAGAAACCTTATTTCGCAATAAAGTTCCTCCTAAACCTTCAAACAAAACTAAATTTGGCTACATTAAAAACTTTTCTTTAAATTCTTGAAGTGTAAAAATAGGTATACCTAACTGTTCAGCTTTACTCTCTTTTGTAGATCCACTACCTTTAATTTTTGTTACTACACAAGAAGTCTTCTTACTTACAGATGATCCTATTTTATGACCTTTATCAATCAATTGTTTTTCAATATTCTTATCTCTAAATCCTGTAAATACTACTGTCATTTGACCTTCAAACGATTTTTCTTCTTGACCATAATAAGTAATAGGAATATCTATATCATTATTAACCCACCAATTTGCAATACCTTGAATGAATGAAGCTGCTGTTGAAAAACCTACTCCTTCAACTTCTTTTTCAATATCAGTAGCATTAAGTTTAGCAATGACAGAATATATATCTGGATATGAATACAATTTCAATCCATTGAGAATTTTTTGGCATGTCTTTTCAGCAATTACTCCGTTAAATACATTACAAGCTGTTAAAAATTTTGCAAAATTTGTACCTCTCTTTTTAAATTCTTCAAATTGCTTTGAAAGTACTTTTGCTGCAACATTTCCCAATCCTTCAATCTTCTTCAAATCTTCTTCACTTAAATTGAGGATCTTTGAAGGTGTATCATAACCAACATTAAACAACTTCTTAATCGTAGGCTCTCTAAATTCCTTAAAGTCTAATACTGAAAAGAAATAAACACATTTAGCAAGTTTAATACCATCACAATTTCGATTTTTACAAATTAAATCAACATTATTCTCATCCCAACTTAATTCTTTTCCACATATAGGACATATTGTAGGTGTTATTGAATTATAATCTCCTTGTGATTTAATTGTTTTCAAATGTTTAGGAATTACATCTCCTGAACGTGCAATTACTACTCTCGCATTCTTGCTAATAAAATTTGCTTTAATATATCTTGCATTGTAAGCTGTACATCTTGAAACTGTAGCTCCGCATAAATCTACAGGTTCGATATTAATCACAGGTGCAAGTCGTCCATCTTTAGAAATTTGCCAATCTACACTTTTAACAATTGTTTCTTCTCTTTCTGACCAATCAGGATTTTTATAAGCAATAGCATATTTTGGATTGTTATTAGGTAATCGACCAAGTTCTTTCCTTAGAGTCGGATTGTTGACATCTATAACAAGACCATCACATTTATATCCAGAGGTCAATTTTTCAAATAATTCATCCATCAATTCTACAAACGATTCTTTAGAAGTGACTAATGAACCTACTGTCGTTAATGTATATTGAACTTGTGAATTTGGTATAGTTGCTTCATTTAAGAAATCGAGTTGCTGTTGCTTCGACCAATCTTCTCTATTACAACCATAACGTACATATGTAACATTTGATAATATAGGATTGACTTCTGATGCATTAATTAAACCTGCAACTGCATTACGAGCTGATTTATATCCAGCATCTTCTTTAATCTTTAAAAAATCAATCGTTTTAAATATAGCTTCACCAAATGTAATCTCTATTTGATCAAAATCTTTTGGTTCCCATTGGCTCCCTTTTATAAGTTTATAATGTTCAGAACAATCTTGACCGTATTCACCATCGCCTCTTGTTAAAGCATGACCTACAACATCGTTCACGCATAACGAAATACCATCGTATTTAGGTGTTATAATTAGTTTATCAGAAGATTTAAGATTACATGATTCAATCCACTTCTTAATTTCTTCATACGTTTTAACCTTTTCTAAACTATACATAGGAAGATGTAATTTTTGTTTTCTTCCTTTTACTTCATCTTGGATACCCTTTTTAAACCAATCGTTATTAGGATCTAATTCAAATAAAGTTTCGACTAATGAATCGTAATCATGATCTGTCATGATTGGATTTCCTTTACGATAAGCGTCATTTGCTTTTCTTATTTCATTTACTCTTTCTTCTATGGATTTCATATTCTATTCTTTATTAAATTTAGAAAGGGTCGCCCTAACGTTTTCAAATGAATCACATAAATTATCTAAATCTTCTTCTTGATCTAATTTTAGAAAAGCGTCATAAGCTTCTGGAAATTGATCTTTTAATTGTTTAGTAGTATTTATATGCTGCAATGAGCAAGTAATTTTATTCTCTAATATTTTTATTTCCTCATTTAGAGAAATTATTTTTTTACAAAAATCTTGAATTCTTTTATCACCTTTAATAAGCTTAAAGTTTTTATCATTATAACATCTATACCAATTATTTACTTTAATAGAACGATATATTGGTTTTTCATCAGTTGAAATTGTATTAATTGAAATATAATCGATTTTATCGATTAACATTGGATATTTCTCGTCAATTTCAAGAACTTCTTTGTCTATTGCTCCTATCAAAATAGAATCACAAAGTTCACCAATTTCTTTTAAAGAATTATTAAATTTTTCATGAGGAAGTTTCATTAAATCTTTAATAATTGCTTTGCGAATCGAATTTGTTAATCTTACACTTTTCATAACACTTTATTTTTAATTAACAAGCAAATTTCTTAAATGTTTGTTTGAATTCATAAAAATCACTTTCGTTTAACCAAGGCCAAGAACCATAAATATCGTTCATCAAACGTTTAATCATCTTTTTAATTCCACCTTCGATTATATTCATTTTCTTTCTTATATCACAAGCTTCTGCAACTACATTATAATATTCTTGACCTTCTGCAAGCAACAATCTTTCGTCAATAGAGTTTCTTTGAATTCTCAGTTCTTCCAACTCTTTCAATCTATTCTCAATCTTAACTCTTCTTTCTATATTAGTCATATCTTTAAATTTTTAGTTATTCTCTTTTGATATTGTAAAGGTCCATCTTATTTTGGAGATAACAACCTTTTATCTCCAAAATGATGATAAATTAAAGACTTTTAAGATTACTCACCGAAAAATTGTTTAGTCATCTGCTCCCTTTTATATCTTATTTTCTCTTCTATATTTTCTTTTTTATTATTTTCTTTATAACGTTTTTTTAATACAGAAGCTTTATCTTCATTATTTTTTGAATTAAAAGACATAAAAGATACATTTATATCGCCGTCATTTTCAGGAAGTTCTTCTCTATATCCCATTTGTTGTCCACAACACTTACAATAAGGTATATTTATAGGAATAGTACCTTTTTCTGTATATTTAAACATAGGCCTGATTTCAAGAATTTCTTTTCCAAACTCTTTACACTCTTTATTTTCACATTTCCAATATAACATAATATTTAAATTTTAATAGACGTTTTCTTTATCAGAAATTAACCACATATAATTATCATGTCCAAATTTAAAATCTTTCTTTGAACGTCCTTGAATTCTCTCTTCAAATGAGATAGGGTTAAGTTGTGACATTTGAAATGCCATGTGTTCAATAAGATCAGTTACATCTTGTGCTCCTCTAACTTCATTAAAGTACACATCACGAGTTTTTGGAGCAAAACTTTCAACAAGATAAACTTTTGTCTTACCTAAAAATTCAATAGCAAGAAATTGTCTTTTAGTTGCAGCAACTACAGTCCACAAATCATTTATATCTATCATAACTTTATTATTTAAAAATTCATTCTACGTCCATATTCAGCCATAAGTAAACTGTCAGAAAAGTTATCGTCTTCATTCTTACATTTACTTGTTCTTCTAAGATCTACAGTAGGAAAAATTCTATGAGAAGCTAAGAAGCTCATTTTCTTTGTATCGATAACTTGAGTTTTACCTGTTGTAGAAGGTTTTGTTATCACATTAACTCCTCTAAACATTTCCTTTTGCCAAATCTTGGGATTTACTTTTGTATAAGGTAAACCGATTGTAGCAATAACACCTTCGATTAATCCTGCTATAAATCCAAAGTTAAACGTTCCTTTTGCTGAACTACCGAAAATTGCATGTATATTCTCAATTATAACATGACAATTATCTTCGTACTTAGAAAGATTTAATAATGTATTACTTATTTCGACTGTATCTACATTTTTCGCATTTTTCAATAAAAAAAATGATTCTATGAATTTTCCAGTTTCATCTACAATCGAGATACAACCTTTGACACCAGGGTCTATACCTATATAATATTTCATACTTCCAATCTACTTACTCCATTTTCTTTAATAATACGAATCTGACTAATCTCTTCATTTAGTTTCGGTACATGAGTAACAATAAGAATAGGTTGTTCTAAGAAACTTATTGAAGTTGTTATATTCTCAATACCAAGTGAATCTACACTTTCCAATATTTCATCTATAAGTAAAAATTGTATACCACCATATTTCTTAGTAGTATTAATCATTGATTGAAGTGCAAGTATAAGAGCTATTTCACAACGTGCTTTTTCACCTTCAGAATAAAATGTAAATAATTCCATTTCATCTCTAAAAATATAAGGCGTAATCTCCTCTTTAAGTTTACCATTTGCACCTTTCTTAAATCCTTCAATCATTAATCTCAAATCGCTACCCATTTTCTTTAAAATATCGTTAGCAGAAAATTGAATATTCTTCAATTGCTCCATTGCAAGATACATTTTGAAATCTTTGAAACGTTGAATCCATTGATTTATATTGAAAGTATCGTTCGCCTTATCCTCTATCTTCAAATTAATTTTAGAAATTGATTTATTTATACTTTCAATTTGCTTTTCAATATTAGATGTATCTTTTTCTTTTAATGGTTCTTTTAAGATTTCTTGAATAAGTTTTTCTTTACGTTTTATTGTCTCATCAGCTAATTCAACTTCCAATTTGCCTGATTTTAAATCTTTATTCAATTTTAAAATCTGTGTATCAATAGCATCAATCGATTGAATTACAGTATTCAACTTATTTTTAATTGACCGTTGTGATTGTAATATAGAACTCTCTTCATTTTCAGTTTCTTTTCTTAGAGAGTTATATTCCTTTATAACTTCATCTAAATCTATTATAATTTGGTTACATTCATCTTTTTCTTCTTTTGCTTTTTCAATAGAACTGTTACATTCATCTTTTTCTTCTTTTAATTCATCAATATTTTTATCGCATTTAAGAAGAAATTCGTGATGACATTTAGGACAAATAATTACACCTGACAAAATATTATCTATAGAATTAATAATTGATTTTAATTCTTTTATTCTATCATTATGTTTATCAATTTCTTTTTCTGTAACCCTTTTATCTTCTTTATATTGATTCAAATCTTTATCGATTTCACTGTACACTTCTTGAAATCTACTTAAATCAATAGATGATAATTCTTTTTCAACCTTTTCTTTTATTTGTTCAAGATTCTCCTTCTCTTTCAACTTATCCTCAAGATCTTTTTGATGAGAACCTAATAAAATCTGTAAATCCTGAGTTTTACGATCGATTTTTTGAATTTCCTGTTGGATTTCTTCAATTCGTTCATTTCTTTCAGATTCTTGATCTTTAGAATTTTCTTGTTCTAATTGTTCTTTATAGACGGAAAGTTTACCTGTTAATAAGGATTTTTCATCTTCTAATGAACGTTTTTCATCATTTATTTTATCGATTTTTTCTACTATAACATCCTTCGTTTTATCAATCTTTGAAAAATTGATAAAACGACTTATAAGAGCCAATTTTTCTGTATTAGATGCTTTAAAAAAAGAATTATAGTTATCTTTTGTAACAATATAATAAGATTTAGCATCTTCTGCAGAAATTTCAATCCAGTTTGCTATATATCGATTTCCATCAAGAACTGTAGCACAAGTCACTGGTGTAACTTTTTCTTCTTCATCGATTAAAGATAATCTTAATGTAGACGAACTTTTTGTACGTATTTCTCTTTCTATAGAAAGAGTCTGTTTACGTATAGGGCAATAAATTTGAACACAAATGTAAGCCGTATCGAATCCATATCGAATCAATTTCTTATCGATATTTCCTCGTAAATTTACACCGTAAATTCCGTAAAATAAACCTTGACCTACACTCGTCTTACCAGTACCATTTGAAAGTTGATCGTCTTGGGTTCTATTTTCTCCTATTACAGCAATAGGTTTATGTACAAAATCATATTCGAGAGATTCGAATGATAAAAAATTCTTTAATACTAATCTTCTTGGATACATGACATCTTTTCTTTAACAGATTCGTTAATTTCTTCAAACAATTCTTTATCTTGCAAAAGAGCTTCTCTAACATTATCCATTCCTTGTCCTAATCGATAATCGTCACCATAATAAAACCAAGCACCTTTCTTTTGACATAAACCAAATTTTACAGCAAGTTCAACTGTTTCTTGTACTATATCAAAACCTACTCCAAATCTTAACATTACCTCACAAGTTCTAAGGGGAGGAGCTATCTTATTCTTAACTATTTTAATCTTTGTTTTATTTGCTACTGCTATATCTCCACTTTTATCGGTACTAATTCGTGCAAATTCAACTCTTTGTGTAGAATAAAATTTAAGTGCTTCACCACCTGGAGTTGTAGTAGTAGGTCCAAATCCAAAACCTCCATTAATCTTTTGTCTTACTTGATTGATACACAATAGGATATTCTTGTTTTTGTTACATATATTCTTGAAAATTCCCAATTGTGCAGACATTAATCTTGCAATCAATCCAATTTTAGCATCACCAACATCTCCTTCAATTACACATTGAGGAACGAGTCCTGCTACTGAGTCAAGTACAACAATACCTATTTCAGGCTCTTCTAATCCTAATCGTACAGCTTCAAGTGCACTTTCAGCAGTGTCAGGTTGAGATAATAGGAATTTGTCCTTATCTAAATCAAGACCTATCTTTTTAGCATATTCAAGATCTAAAGATTGTTCTGTATCAACGTAAAATACAGCTTTACCTCTTTTTTGTACTTCTTTACATAAATGCAATGCGGCTGTAGATTTTCCTGATGAAGGTGGTCCATATATCTCGTGTATACGAGCATTAGCAAATCCACCTCCGAGAACCTCATCAAAAGATAAAGATCCTGATGAAATCGTTTCTACTTCTATCTTTTTCGTCACAACAATACCTTGCCCCAACCTTTTTTCAATAGTTGATAAAAATTTATCTAATGCCATAATTATAATACTTCTTTTAAAATAGTCAATCCTTTTTCATAAGAATAATCATTCTGTTCGCAAAAAACCTTAAACTTATCAACGATATCAGAATTAGTGAGAGCTTCGATTTTAGATGTTTTCAATTCCTCAGATGTGTTCTCAATTTCTTTTACCTTCATTTTTACATCGATACCAAGTTCTGTATAAACTTTCTTATCGATAGATTTAAGTTCATCTTGGTTACCTTTAAATTCTACTCTCAAAAGATTGTCAGGATTTTCATCTTTAAACATTTTAACAATCTTATCAACTTGCTTGAGAGTTGTTGTATTTAAATCAATAGTGATTTTTCTAAACTTCTTCCCTTCTGATGGAATCAAATCGTAAGTTAAATCATCGTAAATAACCCAAAATCCTTTATTTTCATCTTCACCAAAATTATTCTGAGTCAATGAACCAAGATGAACAAATGTTTCACTAATCTCTTGATAATCATGGAAATGGCCTTGAAATGTCATGTCGAATTTTTTAAACATCTTCAAATTCAACTTATTCTCAGTTACATGTCCAAGATTTCTACTTCCTGTTATAGCAATATGTCCTAAACAAATAAGGTTATCGTCAGCTTTCTTTTCATCTTGAATACATTCAACAAGCTCATTAAATCTTTCTATCCAGATATCTTCGTCATAATAAGCTATACAACCAAACAAAAACTTTCCTATTCTAATGATATCTATATCGTCAACAAGTTTAAAATTAGGATGATGTTTGAATGGTTTTAAGAACGAATCTGAACTGGTATAATCGGATGAATCGTGATTTCCTCTAATACAAATCAATTCTATACCTGCTTTATCGTAATGATCTAAGATTCTATCCCAAGAAGACAAAACAACTTGCTTTTGACTTATTCTTGAATCAAAAACATCACCAAGACAAAAACATTGTTTTAAATTGTTAGTTTTACAGATATCAATACCTTGTTTTATCAATAATTCCTCAACTTCTTGATAATTAGATTCTTTTAAATGAATATCCGTAAAAATCATTGCGAGTGGTTTCATAATATAATTTTTACCAAATTAAATAAGTTCCTGTTATTCCAATAAATATATCAGGTTTCTTTACAATCAAACCATAACCAGCTCCAATTGATATACCTGCTCCAAATCTTTTCTTTTTCGTAGGTTTTGTCCAAACCGTCACATCTTGAATTCTACCAGGCAATTGAGAATTTATTTCAATCTTATTTTGATTATCTATACTTTGTCTTGTTATAAGAAATTCATTAGTAAGACTAAAATTAATTTTATATTTTTGAATATGAGTTGCCCATATCTCAAGATTGTAACTTATAGTATCTGTATTTTCTTGAAATCTATAACATGAATCTGATTGAATAGAATTATCAATTGAATGTTCTTTACCTTCATATTTATATTTGTATTCAAATTTAATTGCTTCTACAAGAGACTCTTTGTCTCTCAATTGAGAATACAATTCTTTGTTTTCTTTTTTCAATTGAGAAAAATCTTCAGAAGAATAAATTTTAGTATAGCGATTCAGAGAATCTATATAGAATTCAACATTGTTTGAAAGTGTTTTTATTTGTTTTTTATAATGAAAATTATTCCAAGCTAAATATATTGCAAATAAAAACAATAATAAAAATGAACAGGTTTTAACATCTATTTTCATAAGAAACTTTTTAAAGGAGGAATTTCTTCCTCCTATTTATATTATTTCTTCATTCTATTTCTCAAGCCTGCTAATCTATCTTGTACAGATTGAGATGTTTTTGACGAAACACGAGACTCGTTTATAGGCTTCTCTTCCTCAGGTTCATCAGAATTTTCATTGCTTTCACGATAATCGTCAAATGGTAGCATCATTCCTTCCTTCATCATATCATACCACTTACGTAATTCTGTAACAGGAAGATTCGGAAGTTTTTCAGTACCTTCATATTCTGATTCTATATATTCATTAAGTTCAGCTTTCATCTTAATCAACGGTGGATAAGAAGGTGCTGCAGATCTTTCTTGTGTAGTTGGTTTTTGTTTAGGTTCACTCACTTCTTTTTTAGGATTGATTGATTCGACTTGTTTCACATCATTATCTTCAGGAACAAGTTTCTCAAGTTCTTCAAGAGCATTTAAAAATTCATCATTTTGAAAAATCTCAAATCCATTTTGTTTATCAAATCTTTCAAGACCTTCGATTTGCATATCCCAATCTTTTCTTGAAAAGACATCTTTATATTGATCTTCTAAAGAAGGCAATTCTTCAAGTTCTTGTAAAACGCTATCAGGAACTCTTACTCTTTCAAAGAAATCATCCCAATTTTCACGTTTATTAGCATCAGGCAATCCACAAGAAATATCAAATTGTGTCTTGTTCTTTTCATTTAAAGTTGTGTTGATTATCAAAGGATAACCTTCATCACAATCTGAGAAAATGTCAATATTGATAACATTATCATTTGATCTTTCAAGTGATATACTCTTCATCTTCTTCCACCATTGTGGACGAATATCAAAACGGTGAATTTCACCTTCAACATAAACATAGCAAACATAATTCAAATTTGGACTAATACCCCAAACCCATTGTTTTTGTTTATTAAAATATCCTGTTACAGGTGCTAAGAATTTCTTTTTCTCATCTGAATCTTGAATATCGTTCGCAAGTGCATAGACAAAATCAAGATAAATCATTACAGCATCTTTACCTTCCATTCTATCACTATGAACATCAGAAGTAAAGATATCTTTTTGTCTCACCTCCTTTTTACCAGTATCTTTTCCATCTTTGTCATAAATAGGACATTCAATAGGAAGTTTTACAACTTTACGTGAAATATATGGTTTTCCACCATTTACTGAAGGAAGTACTCTTAATTCATAACGTCCTTCCTTATTTACTGAATAAAAACTTGCTCTACCACCTTGACTTCCAAATGCAGGATTTTTCATTGTTGCTTGAGCTTTCTTCAAATCATCATCTACTTCATCAATACTAACTTGTTTCTTGTACTTTGAACGATCAAAACTCATAATAATAAAATTTAAAATTAATACTTACTTTAATTTAATACTCTTCAATTGTTTTAAAACTTCTTCATTAATCTTCTTATACTCTTCAATATATTTCTCAAATGTTTCAAATTCACTTTCGTTTTCAAAAATTTCGTAATCACCAATTTTGTTCATGAGATGTTGTAGAGAAAGACCAAATGCAACAGGTGTTTCAATTTTGACATTTTCTTCACCATTTCTATTACCGTATGATATTTTCATCAAATCCCAATTAAATGGTGCGTGAGTGCATTGACTAATAAAAAATTTTTCAGTTAATTTTATTTTCATAACTTTGGTTTTACTATAGTAAATGAATTTATTTTCCCTTCAATTAATTCGCTTACAAATTCTTTAGGAGTTACTTTAGGTAACAAATTGTTCAATTTTTGATCTTTACTTTTTATTGCCCACCATAGTGCATCTAATTTATCTCTTTTTGATTCAATTTCTATTTGTTCCATCAAGTATTCTTGATACTTATCGTTAAGTAAAACTAACTCATCAAGACCTTTTTCAGTTAATTTGAACTCTTCGTCATCAATAGAAACTTTGCCGTTATTATTAGCTGCTTCTCTTCTATATTGTCTTTTTAATTCAGATACATATACATCACAATAAAGTTTTGCTTCTCTTGCTTTTCTTTCGTAATCTGCCTTCCATTGTCCTATCTTATTCAACAATGCTGGTATAGTTACTACTTCACCGTATAAATTAGAATAATTGATTGAAGTTATATCTTCAAGATAAATCTCCTCATCTGCATCAGGTGATATAAGTACGATTGTTTTATCTTCTTGTTCAACAATAAGTTTCATGTCTTCTTTATTTTATGTAAAGGTATCGTTTTTATTCGTTTTATACAACGTAAACGATACCTTATAAGTCTCACTCTCATTCAAATAATGTACCTTATGTTAAAACAGTAAATAATGAATTTAATGTTGTTTGTAAAACGTATTCCTGTCTAAATTTATCCCACTGAATATAACCATTAACAAGTAAAAGATTCCCTTTACTATTTCTCAACAATTCTGCAGTTTCTTCAAATAATTCAGGAAATACTATAACATTTATAAAATCATAATTACTTTCTAATGTTATAGCAGCAAAAAGACCTTTCTTAGATTTTCTCTCTACTATATCCACAACGTAACCACCTATAGAAGCTAAACGATATTTTGTAGTACCTGTCCAATATTTAATTTGACTGATATCATAGAATTCATGTTCATCATTATAAAGTTGAGGAATATGATAATTCCTTACAAGATATTCGTAATCAAAAAATGCAAGTCCTGATACTTTCTTTTGTTGTAAAGTCCACCACCAATCATTCTTTTCTTTACGAGCTTTAATAATGTTAGTTAAGAGGTCTTTATCTTCAAGAATTTTCACCCTTTTATTTTCTCGATAAGATTCGATTAATCTCAATCTTTCGCAAGGACGCTCAATATTTTCCAATTTATCAAAAGCACCACTATAAATGAGATTTTCAATCACAGATTTATTTACAGGTGAACCTTTTATCACGCATCTATCTATAAATTCATCAAGTGAAAAGAATTCTCCATTCTCATTTCTTTCTTTTGAAATGAATTCTTGAGCTTTTTCACCACATTGTTTAACTGAATTCAAAGCCCAATACATACTTCCTGTTTTAACATCTGAAACAATGTTTATATCAGATTTATTTATATCTACAGTACGAAGCTCAATATTACCTGATTTTTGAATTTCGTTGACGTAAAAAGGATAATCTTTACTTTCAGCATAGGAGAATGTTACAGACCAAAACTCAATAGGATAATGCACTTTCAACCAAAGGCAATTATATCCATTTCGCGAATAAGCGATTGCATGGGATTTGTTAAACGCATAGGCACCAAATTTCACCATTTGATCCCAAAGTTCTTTTGCATAAGATTCTTCTACACCAAATTTATTGATATAACCTTTTACAAACTTTTCTTCGTATGATTGAAGTTTTTGTAAATTTTTTTTACCAATAGCTTTTCGTACACCATCAGTGGTCTCTAAGTCAAAATCAGCAAGATACTGACAAAGACGCATTATATCTTCTTGGTACACTATAAAGTTTTTTGACTTTGATAAAACTTTTTCTGCACCTATCGGGGCTTCTTTATCAATTTCCCCTCTCTTAGCAAGAATATATTCATTATGAAAATTATTCTCAATAGGTCCAGGACGATATAAAGCTGCACATATTCCCATCTCATCAAGACTTTCAGGCTGCATCTGAACACAATAAGACGAAAGTCCTTTTGCACCGAAGTGGAAAATATTCGATAAAAATCCTTTCTTTATATATTCAAAGACTATTCTATCATCTAAAGGAATATCTTTATATAAATCAAGTTTTATACCGTGATTTTTATAAATCAAATCAAGTATATCAGATAATTGTGATAATTGTCTAATACCTAATATATCTTCTTTCAAAAATCCAGCATCTTCAATTTCTGAACCTTCCCATTGTGTAACCATTAAACCTTGTTGTTTCTTGATAGGAGTCCATTGAGCAGAGGTTTTCTCATCAGGTAATACTACTGTACCACAAGCATGAATAGAAGATGTCTTCGGTATATTAAGAATAATCATCATATCGTCAAAAAGTTCTGTATTATCTTTGACAAATTCTCTCATCTCTTTATCCTTACAAATAATTCTAAAGAAATCCTCTGCACTTTCCATCCCTTCTTCATCTCTTAATCTTGATGTAAATCGTCTTACTGTTCCAATAGGTAAGTTGTGACAGCGAGCAAGGTCTGTAATGGCAGCTTTAAGTTTTAATGTACCATAAGTTCCAAGAGAAACGACTTGTGTTTCGCCAAATCGACTCTCCATGTATTTCTTTACTTTTTCTCGTCCTTCAGACGAAAAATCCGAATCGATTTCACTTAGTCCGGGAGACTACCTAATGACGTAGTCTCCCGGATCTCCTTTCTTAAATCTTTAATTGTTATCATTATTTATTTCTTGTTTTAAAAATTCAACCAATTCTTCAACGTTGTCAGGAACCTTATTTGATTTTTTAATATTATCAACTTTCCATAACGGCTGTAGATTCCTGTAATTAAGACAGATACGTTGATTTTCTTCTTTAGTCAGATCAAAGTAAGATATAGGAACAATATGATCAATCTGCCAACCGTCTTTTCCACCATAATTCTCCCATGTCATTCCAGGTTCGAATTGTTGTTCGAGGTGAACTTTCAGTTCGTCAAGAGAACAACCAATTAAATCAAATGTACTGTTTTTCTTCGATCCATTTAATCTCGTTCTCAATCCGTTTCTCAAAAGGTGAGCTAATTTAAAATTCAAATCTTCCTTTCTCCTTCTTCGACTATTAATCGATCTTTTTAATCGACCTTGATCTGATTTTAAATACAAATTCGATTGTAAAATTCTCTTTTCTTTATTCTTTTCGTAATAATCTTTATCGTATAAAGACCGTCTTTCTTTATTTTCTCTTCCCTTCTCTAATATCACTTCTTTGTGATTTTGATAATAAAGTTTATCGCTTTTCTTTCGATTTTCAAATTTTAAATACAATTTAGTATATTCTTTCTTGCAATCTTTACACTGAGCTTCTAATCCATCTGAACAACTCTTACATTTGTTAAAATGGTCAAATGAAAGTTCTCGTCTGCAATGACTGCAAATCTTCAATCCCGTCTCAAAATTAGCTTTCATACTTTATATAAAATTTTTCATTTTTCTTTATATGTTTATTCATTATAATCCATCAATTCATCATCTTCTTGTAATTCACCAGCCTTAATAATCATCTTTTCTTTATTACGTAAAATTCGCACAAAATCAGTAGATTTAATACAAATAGGTGAGGAACTATTTTCGTTTATGACTACCTCTTCAACTTTATCATGACGTATCAAACGACCTGTTGTTAGAAAACGTTCAAATAGAAGGTCATATTCAAGAGGATTAATATAATTAAGTTCCAATAGATAAGAAATAAGGCTCCCACAAGCTGACCCTCTACCGGACCCTAAAAGTATCCCTTCTTTCTTGCACCAATTGACGATATCTCTCAACATTAAAAAGTAATCGACTACATCTCCTTCTTCAATTACCTTCATTTCTCTTTCAAGTCGTTCTTGAATAACTTCATCTGAATATTTCTCAAGAAGTTCAGGATGATTTTCAATACCTTTAAATATCAAATCTTCAAACATATCGATATTAGTTTCGTATTGAAGAGCTTCTTCGTCAGTCATGTGATAAACAGGCATGTGTCGTATTTGCGTTTCAATTACGAAATTACATTCAAATGACACTTCTTTTAGATTTGAAATAGCTCTTTCCCATGTAGAAAAGAATTTCTCATCATTACCAAATAGATAACTTAACTCTTCAAAATATTCTTGATAATTCTTGAAGTATTGATTTTTACTTTCGTGCGTGATAATTTTACCTATAGAATTCAACTTCTTTTTAATAGGGTACCATTCTTTTTCTATATAATAAGCATCACACATTGCTATAGGCTCAAGCTCGCTTAAAAAAAATCTCTTTAAATTATCTAAATACGTTACATCTCTTTCTTCTTTTTCAAATACAACAGTATCAAGTTGATAATAAGTAACTATTTCCTTTAAATTAGTAGGTATATTTCTATATTCTATTGATTTCGGATCCCAAATTAAAATCAATCCATCATAATAATCTTCAATATCTTCTTGTGTAACAAATGCTTTATCATTTGTATTTATTATCTCGTTCAATCTTAAAAGGTTCTGCCAACCTATTTGATTTTTTACAAATGCCTTTATCGTATATTTCAAATCTTTCTTTTCGTCCACAACTATGATTTCCATTCCTTGAATAGAACGTAATCCAGCTTTCTGACATGCATTCTGAAATTTCATACAACCTGCTAAAGTTCCTTTCTCACAAATACCAAGACTTGTAATACCTAAAAATTTAGCTTTTTCACACCATTTGTTATAAAGTCCTACACTATTTAATAATTCAAGAGGACCGTGAATACCGAGATAAGTATCTATATAAAATTCTTTATCTTCAAGTTTTACTTTGCCTAACCATTTTATAGGATTTAACTTTACTTGAAATTCATTTCCCTTTTTAAGAGAATACCAAATACTTCCAAAACTGAATATATAGTTGTCACAATCAGTTCTATCGCACGCCCATCGAAAATCTTCATCAAAAAGTACTTTCTTACCTTCTTCCCATTCTATAGGTTCGAATAATTCATACGTTTGATCGTTTATCTCAATAATATAATCGCCTAACTCTTTATAATCTATAAAATTATCATTGAGATACTGAATTAATTCTTCATATAATTCTTTCATACAAAAATTTAATTAAAAAGGGCCAGGAATATATTCATTCTCTGACCCCTCCATCAACTTAAAAAAGAACTCGAGTATATTATTCTGATACTACATCAAAATATTTATCGCATACATGTTTTACAACTGTGTAATAAGTAGACAATGTTTTTGCAATTTGATAGAAAGAACGACCGTCATTCTTCAACAATTCATCGTAAACTTGAGAAGAAAGATTCTTCAAACCTTCAGGTTTAGTCTCAGATTTAGGTTTTACATTAAGAACCACTTTCGGAGCTTTTTCCTTCTTTTCTTTTGCCGGCTTCTTTTCTTTCTTCGGAGCTTTTTCCTTCTTTTCTTTTTTCTCTTTCTTTTCAGCTTCTTTGCGATTCTTCTCATCTTCAGGACGAGGTTCTTCTGCATTTTCTTGAACACATTCTTCATGTTCTTTTACCATTTCCTCTTCCTTAGCTACATCTTCGTCAGAAGCAATATATTCAGGATCTGTATAAGTTTCTACACCTGCCTCTTTTTGTTCAATCAACTTTGCAAGTTCTTCTTTAGAATACTTTGCATAATTCTGAATACCAAGTTCATTAGCCTTTTTACGAAGTGTTAACAATGATTCTACTGCCATAATTTTAAATTTTACGAATTAATAAATTTATTTCTTTTGATGACCTAAAGGTCTACATTTTCTCATTACGTTGCAACATTTGGACATGAGAAAATATTATCTCTTTCAATTGTTTAAGTCTCTGCTCTACTGAACCTCTAATTGTATAAAATGATAATTGATATTTATCTAAGATATCTTTTATTTCATTATCGATAAATCTCTGAAAATCAGGATTCAAAGAACGTACTCCATCATCTACAAGTTCAAATTCTATAAATAAATGATAATACCAAAAGATTTTTTGTTTAGAGATTTCAAAATAGACTTTTCACGAAGAATTTCCTTATAAAGAGATTGTATTTCCTTCTCATCGTTAGTTGATTTATAATCAAAAAGGTAATTTGTATAAGCATGTACATCAATTATGCATCTATCGCTTATATAACCATCTCTATTTAGAATTTTGTTATAAGCGTCAAAAAATACTTTTTGAGATTTTGCATTTCCCGATTCATTAATAGAAAGATTTTTCTTTTTTACAAGATCTCTTACTATTTCTGTACAAAATTGGAAATCTTTAAAATATTCATCTTTCCTTGCTGCTTCTAATAACATTGTTTTGCCGGTACCTTGGGCACCGACAAAATTAATTTTAACGTTCATCACCTGATCCATGAATTACATTTCTTTCTTTACGTGAAGCAAGTTTTTCATTATTAATACGAGCTACTTCTTCAATAGAAGTATTCATCGAATCACAAATTGTATTAAGTTGAAGCCAAATGTTTTTCCATGCTTCTTCAATAACTTTTCTTCTTTTTTCAGGGAAAACATTTTCTTCTCCAGTTTTATAATCATCACGCAAAAACTTCTTGACTTGTTCACTAATTTTACCTGATTCAGATAAAAGTTGAAGAACATTTGTAGCAGATTTTGGTTTTAACAACCAATTCCAATCCTCTTCGATTTGAAGATTAAGTTCAACACGAATTCCAGCCATGTACCAGAAAATATCCCCAAGTTCTTTGATGACTAAATCTTCTTTAGCTTCTTGTTCGATCTTTTCACAAAGTTCACCAATTTCTCCATTCAATCCTATTACAACGTAAGGAATTGCTACTTCATCAGCATAACACTTAGTAGTGATTGCTTTTACTTCATACTCTTTGTAAGTCATAATTTTACTAATTTTTATTTATGATTAATTTTCCAAATTTGGATTTGTCTTAAAAACTCATCTCGACTATTCATAGAATTATCTAAAAATAATCCTGAACAATAATTTGTTACCATAGAAGAATTATCTTCTGCACCTCTCATACTCACACACATATGTTCAGCTTCGATATACACAGCAATTCCTCTAACAGAATCACCAAATACTTCTTTAAGATAATCGTGAATTTGTTTTGTTAATTGTTCTTGAAGTTGAGGTCTTTTTGCAAACCAATGAACAATTCTGTTTAATTTAGAAAGTCCTACAACATCTCCTCCTTCTTGTGGAATGTAAGAAATGTGACAAACTCCGCAAAACGGAAGAAAATGATGAGAACATAATGAATTAACTTCAATACCCATTTCTGTTACCATTCCTGTATAACCAGTTCCTGGAAATGTTGCAATTCTCGGTCTTTCTTCGTAAGTACCTGAAGTAATTTCATTTACCATCATCTTTGCAACACGATAAGGAGTTTTTACCATATTAGGATCGTTCTTCCAATCGTATCCTAATGCTTCAAGAAACTTTCCATAAGCTTCTTCTGCATTTTTCATCATTTCCTCTTTTCTTTCTTTAGAAAGAACGATATTTTGACCTGCTTTTAATTTAAAATCCATATTATTTATTCCTTTCTTTTTCCCAAATAACAATTTGTAATCTATCTGAATAACAATATCCATGTTCAGCACAATATTCTGCCACTATTTTTCGATTTTGATTTAATTCATCATTCGAGCTTCCAGCGGGCATTAGAACAATATTCCATGGATTGATAAATCTATGATCATACCAAACTTCTTGACCTTTAAAATATGATGGATAACGTTTTCTATGTTTTCTTTTAATGTCAAAATCTATCAAATCTTTAATTTGACTTTCAATTTCATTAAAGTCTTCTTGACAACCTACAACATATTTCAATCTAAAATCTTTTGTATACTCAATTAAATTCCAGAGAGCCTCTTTATTATATCTTGATGAAGTATGTTTTTTTAAACTTGGCGTCCAACTTAATCCAAATTTTTCCAATTTTTCATCAGTAGGTTCAGAAGACGATAATTTTGGTGAAATATTGGCTAAATCAATTCTTCTCAAAAGGTTTTCATCTACAATTATAGAACCGTTTGTTTCGATTGAAATATCCATATCATTATCTTCTCCAATCTGAATCAAATTAAAAAGAACTTCTTGATTTAAACACGGTTCACCTCCACTTATACATAAAGTAGTTGTTAATGGATGTTTCTTAATGATATCCTCGACATCTTTATATGTGAATTTATTCTTTTCAGGAGAAAAGCTGGAATAAGCGGTATCACAAATACTATTATTAAAACAACAACGTAAATTGCAACCAGACATTCTAACAAAAATTGTCGGCGTTCCTGCTTCAATTGACTCACCTTGAATTGAATTAAATAATTCTATAATAGGTTGTTTCTTCTCGTAATCAAGTTTTCTTAACATTGCTTTTCTACTTTAGGATTAATAAAATATTTTGCACCAGATTCTTTAGTATAACAAAAGAAATCGTGTAATTCGTCTGACCAATCATTTAATACACCAATAGAATAAGCTGCAGATAAATCTACAGGAAGTAAATCAAAATCATTTATTGTTGCTTCAGCATAACCTGTTGCAGTTTCATGATAAATTACCTTACTACATTTCACATTTCCTTCACCATTATTAAATTCTGTAGCTTCAATCATCTTGTTAATCATATAACAAATGTATAATGCAAGATTCTCAGCAGAAGGACTTACAGGAAGTTCAATCCAACGATCACACCATTTCTTCACATCATTTTTATACTCTTCCTTATCTTTACTCCAAATCAGCATACAATGATCAAAAGAATCAATCCATTGTCCTATATTTTTCTTAATCAAAGAAAAATCTACAATCATTCCTCCATTATCAAGTTTGTCTGAAGTCAAAAATACTTCAATAATTGCTGAATGACCATGAATACTTTTTCGACAACGATTTGTTGAGCAATTACGTACAATATGAGCTCCTTCAACTTTAAATAATTTTCTAATTTGCATAATTTAACTCGTTTAATTATTTTGTATAAAGATACTATTTTACTTTAAAGCATCTATCGAAATGGTGTGCAACAATTTAATTTTTACATAAATATATGGAACAAATATCTTTTTGCCATTTTTTATAATTTTAATCGAATCATAAATAGGATAATTATTCTTCACTTTATATTCAATATTATCATATATTACTATTTCACCAGGTTTCAATAAATAAAATTTATCCCAATATTCAGTCTTTTTGTTTTTAGGTGAATACTGAAATAATGGTAATCCTTCTTTATTCAAAAATTCTTTTTCGTAAAACAATTTGAATTTTTCATCAGAATCAAAGATGCAGCTTAATGAGAATTTTTTAGATAGTTCTATAATTTTAGATTTTTTCTTGTTTGCTACTTCATTATTTATCTTCTTAAATTCAGATTGTTCATATATCAATGATCTTAATTTGTAACTAAAATATTCCAATTGAAGAATTCTAAGAAAATCTTCTTTTGATAATTCTCTTGTCTTTTCCATATTCAAAAATTTTCTTGTAAAATTACAAAAAGAATTTTTGAATATGAAAAAAGGGTTACGTTTAAGTAACCCTTAAATATCTTTACCAATTGATTTTAACTAATCTTCCACCCCAACCTTTAGTTGTTGATCCTGAATATCCTAATGAAGAAGTAACAAGTTTATTATTTTTTATACGTAAAACTTCCTTATGTAAAGCAGTTCCATATGATCCATATTTAAATTCTCCTGTTAATGCTTCACCATTTTCTTTATAAGCACAAGATATATTTTCATTAGGATTGAAATATATTAAATGACCTTCGTGTTCAATACAATCCATTTCGATATCAACTAAAATAGGTCTCCATTCTGCTTTAGTTTTCTTAGTCGGTTTGCCATTTCTCATTACAGGTACCATAACTTTTTCAAATGTCCTAATTTTAATTGTCTTCATAATCTTTAATTTTTAATCGTTTAACATTTCCTTTCTTTCAATACCTAAAGATACGCCTTTTCGACCACATGGTCCAACAATTAAACGAAAAATTTTGTATAAAAATTTATCGGTTCAATTAAATCATCTAATGCTTCAAGTAATTCTTCTTGAGTCGCATCTCCTGGATCTTTTTTCTTATCTTTTAATTCTGCTATTGTAACATTAAAATATTTTTGCAAAGTCAATGCTGCAGTCTTTATCATTTCAGGTTTATCAGGATCGTACATTAAGATTATATTTCGAACACTTTTCTTTTGTCTCAATAGTGAGATTTGATTATTTCCTATATTATTACCAAATGTAAATACACACTTTATCTCTTCGCTTTCATATAGATGTAATTTATCATCTACGGAAATATAATCAAACATCCCTTCTACTATAATAATAGTATCTGTACTATCTGTTATTAAATCGTATCCACCTACAACATTAGCAAATCCATCTTTAGAGTTTTCATATCTAAGAACAAGTTTTGATTTACCTTCTTTAAATTCTTTCAGGTTCTGTTCGTGCCATTCTTTACTTTTCTTAGAACGTGCTAACCAAGCTACAGTTTTACCCTTCATAGTAAATTGAAAAATAAATTTATCTTGTAATTTTCTCTCAAGAAAAAAGTTTGTTATAGCTGGTTTAAATTGTTCATAATATCTTTTGTTAAATCCACGATTATTTAAATACTCATCGTTTTTTATATATTCAAGTTTCTTTGGTAATTCACATTCTTCTAAATCAAAATTTACTTCTTCGTCTTCTTCATCTTTAACGAGAGGTATAAGTTTCGATACTTTAATACTATTTTCATAATTGATTTTCGCAAGATCCATTCTATGAATCTTTTCAAGAAATTTCTTTAGAGTTGTTTTAGTACCGCATTTAAAACAAAAAAATACTGCATTTGTACCAAGTTCATTAAAATGAATCCCCCATTTTTTACCACCTTTTCCACAAAATGGACAAACTTCATCTTTATTAGTCAACCAACCTGCACTTCCATTAGGAGAAAGTGAAAGTTCTTGAATGATTTCATCTTTATTAACTCTGAACATAATTTATATCATATTAACTTTTCGTTCACCTCTTTTTAATTTTTCAACTTTTTCCTTAGATTTTTTATTGAATTTTACTTCATCTTCCTTACTAAATAATTCTATCGTTCTCGGTCTATCGTAGAATCTACCTTTATCATAATTTGTTGCTATTGGAAAGGTTAATTGAGATTCTTTAAAATCGCGTAATTTATCTATATAAATACGCATAGTGCGGTTATTCTTTTCTTCTCTTGTTGTATTACCTGTAAAAACAAATGAAAACGGTTTTACTAACGTTCTATCTCCTTCTGTATAACTTCTATCAATTATTTTTTCAGAATTATCCCAAATTTCAATAGGTACGTTACCTGTTTGCGTTGCTGTTATCCCAACCATTTTAAATTCTACACAAAGATTTTTGAATAACTGAGCACAAGATTGAAGTTTATCTTTCTTAAAATTAGGATTATTATCTATTGTACTATTAAGACCGGTCTTTACAAGATCAAGTGAATCTAAAATCAAAACTCGAGGATAAAAACCGTAAACTTTATGATAATCAAGAATAATGTTTCTTACTTCAACCATCGAAGCTTCACCAAACTTTTCAAAACCATAAACAGTTATATCTTCACCATAATCTCTCATAGCTTTATATGCACTCATAACTTTCTTTTGATCTTCAGGTTTTAGAAATCCACTTCTAATATCATTAAACTCCTGTCCTGTCCAATATTGGTCATATTTATCAAGACAAGCTTTTACACCACCTTCCAATTGTATATGTAATACAGGATGTCCATCATAAGCTGCTGCCATTCCATGATGTCTCAATACCGTGGACTTACCTTGTCCACTCATCATAATCCATAACACAGTATCTTCCATTAAAGCTCCACCATAAGAAATTTCATCTAATCTATCGATACCTAATGTTATATGTTCAGGTGTTTTACTTTCATCGACATTTTTTCTTCTATTTTTCATTCGAGCATCAAATCCATTGAAAACTCTTGAAAAATTTCCTCCATCATGTCTTAAAGAAATAGAAAGTATTCGTTGACTTTCTTCAAGATTTACTTTAATTGCCTCATCTTTTTTATTCTCTTCATATAAATCGTGAACTTTTTTAGACAACAATTGAAATTCAACATCTTTAATGTACGATTCTAATTGATCTATTATAATCTCCCTATCGACTTTATTTGCATTTTGAATTTCAGTAATTGTTTCTTGAACTGAATCATTTTCTATATATTTCTGAGAAACTACTCCAAGTGAAGGTACAACTTCATTCTTTGTAAATACTTCGATAGCTTCTCTTAACAAATACTTATAACCTGGCCACTCTTTAGGTATTAATTGATAAGTCAAATTACATACAGCTATTCTTGTTAATGAAATATCTGAATAAATCAACTTAAATAATTCTGCCATAAAATTGGCACTTAATTTCTGAGCCATATTAAATCAAATTTATTCCTACTTGAACTTCTTTCTCGCACTCTCTCAACGAGTTAATTGAAATAAAGGTACTCATACAAACATCGTCGTGTCCCGAAGCAGCTTCAAGTTTACCGTTATCACTTTTAAACGTTATAGATGAAAATTCACCAAACATTAAATCAACTGCCTGTCTTGTTTCTCCTATAGCGTAAGGACATTTTAATTGACCTCTTTCAAACATTGCTGAAAGACTTGGTAATCCTGTATAAAGATCCTTCTTATTTCCTTCGGTTGTAGTAAAAGTTTCAATGTTTTTCAACCCTCTTTCTCTTGCTAACGCAGATAATATAGACTGGAATCCATTTGATTCACATACAATTTTATTAGGTCTGAATAATCTATCGAGTTGAACAATCTTATCTATTTGTTCATTATGAGACATTCCTTTTTGTCTATAATAAGTAAGTAGATGATAATTCTTCATCGAGTCAACACCCCAAACTGAATATACTGTATAGTCTGCACCAATATTACCTGAAACTGCAAAGTCTACACCTATATGAACTCTTTGTAATTTTATAGGATAATCATCTATAGAAGTAGCAAATCTTATATTTTCCATTCCTATAGTCGATCTCATTAGATATTCATAAGGAAATATTGTAGATGAATCGCTAATAGGTACTACAAGATACTCACGATTAAATACAATAGTTCCAAGTTCTTCTTTTTTTGCAAGAATTTGATCAAATGTATATCTATCAGGAGCAAGTGGTCTACCATCAGGAAATATAACTGGATATTCAAAACAATAAAATCGCTTATCGGCTTTTAATACTTGATATAATTCGTTTGGTGCAGAAGAATATGGTGTTCCACAAACAATAAAATATCCATAAGGTTCTACGATAGGTTCGATTGTTCCTTTTAAAAGTTCTTTAAGCTTTTCTCTTTGTTCATCTGAATACAAAGAAGATTCATCAGGCATATCATCACATAATACAGCTCCTACGTGTAGACCACGAATCATTGAATCTTTACCTCGAACGTGTAATAAACTTCCTGTTTCAGTTGTTATACCTGTTTCTCCAATAGATGCTTTACCGTTTGGATTAAGTTTTTCAGCTATTAAATCGTTTGTTTCAATTTCTTCTCGAACTTTTTTAACTTGAACTTTTGCAAGAGTAAAATTATTCGTAATATAACAAGTTTCTTTTCTATTTTGATTATCTATAGTATTTTGTCTCCAAGATACAGGCTTACAATAACTCCATAATCTCCAAAGAACAAATGCATAAGACCATTGAAAACTTTTACCACTCGATCTTGAGCAAAGATAACAGCTCCATGGAAACAACTGTGTCATATTACCCCATTCAATGTTTCTCCAACCCATTCTAAAATTAGGGAGCATTGTTAAAGTGAAGTAATTCAACGAATAAATCTTCAGAGTTGTATCCATTGAAGCTTTTACATTTTCTATATAATCAAGACTTTCAGAATCAAGTGTTCTACCAAGATATAATGCCTTTTCAGCTTGAGTAAGTATCTCTTTCAGCATTTTATCAATATCATTATCATAACCTTCAAGAAGTTGATTTAATGCTTTAGGAGATAAATCTTCAATTATTCTATCTACAGTATTGTATAAATAATTCATTTGATTTACTGAAAGCAAATCCTTTCCATCTAATGTCAGCATAATTGAAACGTATCTCTATATCTTTTTTGTTTCACTTCTTGAATTATTTGACCTTCTCCTCTTAATTTTCTAATAAACGAAATTAGATATTGAGCATTTGCTTTTGTATCATTCAAAGCTCTATGTGCGTCAACAAGATCTATGCCTGCCAATTGACAACAAGTACCAAGTTTGTAATTCTCTTGTTCTAAAGAACTTATATGAGCCCAATGCATTGTATCAATATAATATTTTACATAATTATCAATATCATCCTTCATATATAAGAAGAAATTTCTTAAAAAAGGATTATCGAATCCATTTGTACTTTGACCTCCTATATTATGACCTGCTAATGTACATAATTGTCTTGGATTCTTATATTTAGTAAACCAAGTTTTAAGCTCTTTATATATATCTTTTAATGGAGTAGCAAGTTCTCTTTGCATTTGCTCTGTAATTCCATGTGTTGCAGTGGCTTGTTCTGAATAAATCAATTCTTCTTTGTAATTATAAGGAAAAATCCTATCAAGTTCGTCAATGATTTCTAATTTATTCATATCAATGCAAACCATTGCTATTTCAACGCAAGGTGCATTTTCAAACGCAATACATTTACTATTACATAAATTACCTGTTTCAAAATCGTAAACTAAAATGTAATTACAAGACGTTTTCATTCTTCAAATGTTTTATTAATATCGTTAGCCAATACATTATATAATTTTACAGTACAATGTTTTTTAGGTATAATCACAATTTCGTTCCCTCCTAAATATTCAGGAATGTGACCTCTTTTAATGTAAAATGTTACATCGTTTCTATTAAAAGGTTTACCATTGTCTTTTATAAAATTCTCATTCAACCAAATTAAAAGACCTTGTGCGTTTACATCTCTTATTAAATATTTCTTTTCGTCCATATATTTTATCTCATTATTAATTGTAATCTTTCGAAATCAATATCACGTAATTCCTCATCTTTATATTTGATAAAAAGATTCTTTATAGGATTGTCTTTGAATGAAGCTGTTTCATCTTCAAGTTTATTTATAACAATTACAGGATTTCCATCGTCATCATATTCTTTCTGAAATGAAATTATAAAATATTTCAAAAGACTGTATTCGTTACCAAAAGTAAAAACTCTTTTACGGTTCTTCTCTGAAAAATCGTCAAATAAACATGCTTCTGAATAAAGTCCAGTAATCGCATCGTTATTAGGTTTCTCCAAATATTTTTCGAGTCTATTTGAAAATCTTTTCAATCCTATACTCTTGAAAACTTCATTACATAATTCAAGAACTTCTCTATCTTTATTCATTACGTTCCTTTTTTATGAGCTTTTCAATTACTTCATCAGGTATCTGATATTTTAACTTTTTTCTATCTCCAAAATCATAAATTCTATGACATTGTGAACATGCAAGAACTATATTATCTTTATCACATCGTAATTTTGGGTGTGCTCCTCTTGAAAGAATATGACTAAAAAATATTGGCCTAAATTCATTACCAAGATAAACACCACAATGATAACAATAATGAGTTCTTTCGTTCCAAATCTCTTCAAATATAGATTGTAAATTATTAGATTCTTCTTCTAAACTGTTTCTATTCGTTTTTACAGATTTCCTCTTTTTATCACAATCTTTACATAACCATTTTATTCGATTCCAAATCTTATAATTTGTTTTACAACAAACACAAGGTCTATTTTCTATTTTTTCTTTCTTTATATATCCCATTCTCTTAATCCTCTGATCAAAGCATCTTCTATACTTATAGAAGGATCTTGTTTTAATTCTAAGAATGCAGAAGCCAAAACTTCAAATTCTAATCCTTCCTTTTTAGCAATTTTAAAATTTCTTTCTATGAAATCAACTAAATCTTCCATTTTTACATGCGTTATAATAATAACAATCTTTACATTTCAATTCATTGAAAAGAATACCATTATATTCTCCACAAAATATAAATCCTTTAGGAGTATTCCAGAACTTATGTCTCAAAAAATCTTTATATCTATCAGAAAAGATGTGTTCACTATTGTTTCCCTTTAAAGGATTAACTAAACCTCTGTCCCTTTGAAATTTTGAGACATAAAATAATTTTTCCTTCGTTCTTTCATTCCAACGTTTTAATGCATTTAAACTTATTATTTTTGTTAATGTTAAAGAATATCTATTTGAATAATTATTTTCAGATAAAACAAATTGAAACAATAAATACTGCCATAATTCTTCTATAGAATTTATCTTTGAATTAAAAAAGAATTTTTCTATAAGTTGAACATCTTTCTTCTTTCTTTTCAAACTGTAATTAGGAGAACATGTCATTCTCTGTTTCAAATATTCAAATATTTCACAAAATTCTTCTATCATAACAAAATTATATCTCTAAACATTAAAGAAAAGGACGAGTTTTCGTCCTTTTGATTTTGTAAAATTACAGAAATAAATCTATCAATCCCACGTTATCTTCAAATCAACAGTCTCTTGTTTCACTTTTTCTATAGGTTTATATCGTGATCTATGAAGAGGATCAGGTTCTGCTACATTATTATATTCTTCAAGAGCCTTTTCTTTATCTACTGTTCTTGATAACCATAATCCTATCATTTGATTTGGTTGAATATCACCTACACTAACTTTAGCGTCAACTGTAGCATCAAAAAGTTGAGTGTACAACGGTTTACTATAAATGGAAGGAGTATGTTCCATAAATGGTTGTTCATCATTAGAAAGAAGTGTTGCTCCTATTTGATAAAAACAAATATTAGAATCTTTCTTCTCAAACCACAATTCAACATTTTTAAGAACACTTTCACCTTCATTCTTAATGACAATCGCTCTATATTGAGTCTTCGTATCTTTAATTTCTGAAATACTTATTTCATCAAAAAGGTTATCGAATACATCATTTGGGATTTCAGTAGAAGAAGGAAAACCACCTAATGAATTTATATAATTATTTTGAATATCAAGATAACCTGAACTTACGGTATAATATAACTTCAACATAATTATTCCTTTCCTTTATTTACAAATCCTGCTAAAGACCAAAATTCTTTCTTTACAGAATTATCAATCGTTATTGATCCGCCACTATTACGAATTCTTGATATATAAAATTCGGTATCTTCTTTAACTGGAGGAGTTGAAACTTCAATTTCTCTTACTAACGAAATCCTATAAAAATCATAAGTATATAATCCTGCTTTTTGTTCTTTTGAGAAAACTGCTGTAATAGGTATTGTTCCAAGAATTACAACTCTAAGATTAGTTTCAGGTGTAAATTCAGCATTTGAAGTGAGAATCAAATTTTGATCATCTACAACTGAAACAATTTGATATACTCCATCATTTAAAGGATTACTACCATCTTCTTTTTCAAATCTAATTGAAACAGGAGTAGAACCTGCCTGTCCTCTTACTTTTCCTAAAAAAGAAACGTTACCATTTACATTTCCTTTCTGATTTACAGAAACAGTACCAAGCTCGTAGTTTCTTGTATCATAACTTATCTTTACCCAATAAAATTGATCATCTTGAGGACAAACTATATTATCTTGAATATCCTCTATAAAAATCACTTGTCCTAAATTATTGAACGCTAAACCTGGTAAAACTTTATAAGTACCATTTGTTGTACCTTGTTCAACTTTAAAAGGTTCGTTAGGTTTAAATTCATCAGGTTTTTGAAAATCTTTGTTAAATTTACTCGGATCGTTTGTTACAATTCCATAAGTATAAGTTGCTTGTAACAATAATTGCTTAAACAACGAATTTTGCAAAAATCCTTGTAAATTCATCAACTCTTCTTTTTCAAGAAAAATATTTCTATATATATTTAATTGATTCATTTTTATACAATTTCAATAGTTATTTCTTCACCTTTTCTTTGAGCAGCATCAATCAATTCATTTAATTTATCAGAAGTGTATCTTGATTCTGATAACATTCCTTTAGAAGTGTTTTTACCGACAAGTATACATCCTAATGAATCTTTTGCTGTATTTCCTGGATGAATTAAAATACCTTCAAAATAAGGAACGTTTAACAATCGAGGTAAATTTCGACCAAATTTAGGAGAATAATTGTATACCACTTTGTATTTACCTTTAGGTATTGCTGTTTCTCCATAAACCTTTGGTTCACTACTTAAATCTCTTTCTTTATCTTCTAAAGTATTAGAAAAGAATTCATTGTTCACATATAATCGACCAACAGTATAATTTTCTCTTGGCCATAATCTTTCAACTCTTAATTCCATATAGCATCAATAATTATTGAAATATACGTACTTATAAACATCCAAATCTCTAACCAAAAAACAGGTTTATCATATTTATAAATTAAAAACCCTGTAGGAAATGCTAAAAGCAAAGGAATTGTTGTATAACCTGCAAAAATCATATAAAGTAACGATGCTAATCCGCAAACTATTGTTGCACCTATATGAACTTTACCATCAAGTTCTAATTTAAAACAAGGTGCTGATCCAACAAAAATCAATCCAATACAAGCTAAAAAAGCACAACATTGATAATTTTCACCTTCTGTTACTTCAAGCCATTCAGGTAGAAGAATTCCTGCTGATAAAATCATTGCAATTTGAAACCATAATCCTGAACGACCGTGTTTTTTCAATTGATAATAAGTATCTGAAATACTCCAAGGAATTCCTATTAACTTTATTACTTTCCAAAAATAAACGATTAAAATCGTTAATGAAATAAAAATTAAATACCACATAACTTTCTCTATTTAAATTAAACATTATCTCCAACTTAAAGGTATTGCAATAATACCACTTAATCTATCGCATCCTCTGAAACAACCTGCATGCTTAGAATTAATCAAATTAAAATACGCTCTTGAAGCATATTCAGAAGGAACAATCTTGTTATCTTCAAAAGCAGGTAAAAGTTTAATATAATAAATATTATTTCTTCTATGAGTAATAGTTAATTGAGTATAACAAGGTTCTCCTGTTAAAGAAGTACAATTATTAAAACAATCAGAATAATCTAAACAAGTTTTAGAAACGCCTTCCATATTCCAACTTAATTGATTTGAATCCAAATTTAAAGATGCAATTGAATAAAATATATTTCTTACATCACCTTGCAAATTAACGCAATTATTAAAAGCTGCTACAACGGTTGTAGCAGGACATCCGTAAAAAGGACTTGATTCTTTTTCTCCATATATATATTGTAAATTCTTACAAGAAGCAAAAACACTTGTAAAGTTTACACATTTCCTAAGATTAGAAAAATAATTAGCAGGAACTGAGTTTATACCTGTTGATAAAAACAAGTTCTGAACTGTAGTTACATTAGAACAATTCAAAGTTATTTTTGTCAAATCACCTAAATTTTCACAATAAGCAAATGTAGATTGTAATCTATTCAAATAAGTACTTCTTATATTCAAACTTGAATTTGATAAAGAAAGTTTACTATATGAAAACATAGAATCTGCATTCGAACAATTTATAGGAAAATTCGAATTTGAAACGTTTTGAATTCCTGAAAATTCAAACATTGATTCACAATTTACTACTCCTGTAAGATATCCTAAATCAGGTGTTTCTTGTAAAGAAGTATCTTGATAAAACATTTTTTGTGCTGAAGTTACATTTCCAGCATTTTTAAAAATATCATTGTTAACAGATGTAAGATTTGGACATCCTGAAAACATATCGTCTACATGTGTACATTGTCTATGAATATAAAAATTAGAAACACTTGTCAGATTCTTACAAACTGTAAACATTTCACTACAAACTCTTACGGTTGGAGTATTGGCAAATAAATCTGAATCTACATGACTTATACCTGAATAAGCAAAACACTGAGTAAAATCTCCATTACTACTCCATGAAAAAATATCTGAGTCAATTGTTGTTAAATTTTCACAATAAGTAAAAAGATAAGCTGCTGTTCCTGTTACAAAACCATATCGCATCTTATCAATTTTTGTCAATCTTTTACAATTAAAAAATCCTCCTTTCAAAAATTCAATTTTATTTGTATTTTGGAAAAATCTTTCGACACTTCTCAACATTCTTTTAATACCTCCATCAAGAGTAGATGTTTCTTCAGCCCATTTCAAAGTTCCTATTTCTGAACCAAAACTAATCTTAATTTCTGTATCTTTTGTAATATCGAGACCTTCTTTTAGAATTTTACCGTAAGTTATTGTACCATCTCCCCAATCAACTTTCAGATTTAACAATCCATCCTGGTTTGTATTGTGAATAGGTAATTTTACATTTGTAGGGGAAGAACCATAACGTAAAATTATAGCCATTGTATCTTCTATAGTTACAGTTATAATTTTAGAAGTTAAATCATTCACAAAGTCGCCTGACGAATCCATACAATGCGGATAAGTAACCTTATAATTATAAGATTTTTGTTCTGTTACTAAAAACGAAACTTCTCCATGAATATCAGTTGCTTCATTTAATTCACCAATCTGAATAGAAGCTCCTTGTAACGGTAAATTGTTACTTGTTTGAACTTTAAATATAATCTCAGTATAAGATCTTTTTAATGTTTTAGTAATGAATACAGATTCATTTTGAATAATGACGTTACCTGAAACAGTTTGATATCCTTCTTTTGAAATCGTATAATAATAACCATCTAAATTGTTACTATAACCTTTTAATGTTAAACGACCAGGATCTTCTGTGTTCAGCGGATTCGTACTTCCAATTTGTCCTCCACAACTTATATAAGCGTTAGGAATAGGATTACCTAATTCATCTATTATAGTAAAAATTATAGAATATGTAGATTCTCCCATTATAACATTTATCTCAGGATTTTCTGTAGTAATTGTTGTAACGCGAACAATATCTTCATACGGTGGTTTTTTAGAACATCTATACTCCTTACTTTCAGATGAAAGTGGTACGTTTGAAAATACTGCTTTCCCTTCCTGATTTGTTTTAATTGTAGAACCATTAAATGTTATCGCTACATCTTGTACAGGTAATTTTTCATCAGGAAGATTTGGATTAGGAAGATAAGTTGTCTTGAAAGTTACATTTGTAGTCCTTCTCGTCAAATTAATATTTACAGTTGAATCTGAACCTGATATTGTTTCTTGGCCTTCAACCTGATTTATAAAATCACCATTACTAACAGTATACTTATAATCACTGTCAGGAAGATTAAACGAAACTATGCCTTCGTCATTTGCATATCCTATTATATTGTCGTTAACAGTTACCAAAGCACCTATAGCAGGATTTGATTCTTGAGTGATAGAAAATTTAAGAATATGTACTGCAGTCGTTTGAGGATACATTATAACATCTACAGTTTGAGATTCTTCTGTTACTCTGATGTCTCCCCAAGTATAATTATACCCATCTGCTTCAACTGTATAATGATAATCTCCATAAGGTAAAAGAAATGAAGCGAGACCTTCTTCAGTTGTGTAATGTACTTCCTTATTGATTATAATTGCTGCATTAGCAATATGTTCTCCAGATTCATTTTCAACGTAAAATGTTACGATATTTGAAGATAATGTCAAATCTACAGGAACAACTGTATTTCTATTACCAACTTCTACATTAGAACTATATCTTTCAAATCCTTCTTTTGTAATTGAAAATGGATAATTACCTGAAGCGAAATTAAATATAGCTTCACCATTTCTATTAGTCAAAATAGAATCTCTATCACCGCATTTTACAGAAGCATTTTCTACAGGATTACCGTTACTTCTAACAACAAATTTAACTTCATATTGAATGTTACTCATCTTAATATTAATCTGTTCATCTTTACCTGAAACGTTAATAATGCCTGCTTGAGTATTATAATTTGACAATGAAACAGAATAATTATATATACCGCTTATTCTTTTAAATGTAGCTGTACCTAATGCTGTAGTTGTTTGTTTCTCAGTACCAATTACGATAACAGCACCAATTAACGGATTTGAATTTTCATTTGTAACTATAAAATTGATATTATACTCAATTGCAGTTATATCTATCGTTAAATTTTGATCTGCATCTTTTACAATCACAACATCGCTCTTCTCAATGTATCCAATTTTAGAAACTTTGTAATTATAGCTACCATTAGATAGCGAAATAGATGCTTTACCTTTATTATCTGTTATTAATGTATTATTATCTATAGAAATAGAAGCGTTATCTACAGGAATACCGTTTCTCAATACCGTAAAATTAACATTATAATAAGGTATTGCAGATAAATCTACATTTATAGTAGCATTGTTAGTGATGTTAAAATCAGCTTCTTTTATAAAATAATCCTTCTTAGAAACGAGATAATGATAAGTTCCAGCTCTCATTAAAAAACTTCTACCATCTGAAGTTTGATTTGCAATTCCTTGCTCGTTTGTCGTTCCTGTATATTGCTGCTGTACACCACTTCCGTTGAAATCTCCTGTTAAAACAACTGTTGCATTAGCAACTGGTTCTAATCCTTCTCTTACTCTTACTGTAGCAGAATAATACGATACTTTATTTAACTCTACTCTTACAGTAGCACTATCAATAACGCTAATAGTATTTGAAATAGTTATATAATCATATTTTTCTACTGTATAAGTGTATAAACCAGGATAAACATCGAATAAAACTAATCCATTATCTCCTGTAATTTTAGTTTGTTGATTAAATGTTACTCGTGCATCTTTCAAATAATTACCTTCTTTATCTAAAACTAAGAAAGAAACTGTTCTTTGATAAACTCTACCTTTCAATTGAATGTATTTAGTGTAATTAAAATTTTCAACTAAAAGAATATCTTCTTGTGTATCAAAATCATCCTTTTCAATAGAATAAACGTAACTACCAGGATATAAATTTACAAGAACTTCACCATTTACATCAGTCTTTAAAGTTTGTCCAGCTATAGAAATTGTTGTATCTTGAATATAATTATTTCTTTCAGAAAATACTTTAAAAATAATTGTTTGTTGAAATTTATCTTTAATAGATAGTCCTCCTAAAATATTTTTATAAGAGATTAAATATTGTTTAATGAAAATTTCAATAGAATTTTCTGATTGAAATGCGTTATTCTTATAATATGCAGCAATTACATTTTTACCTCCTAAATAACCCTGTTTAAACGGCAATTCAAGAGGTTTTACTTTTATATCATACAAATAAACATTAGGATCTTCGTTTGACTCTCTATTTTGAATGAAAATAGGACATATAAATTTTGTATTTGGTAAAAAACTTAAAGCTCTTCCTGAAGAAAAATTCAATTTGATTGCATTATAATTTCTCTCATTATAAGCTAAAATAATACCAGTCAAATTATAATAAAGATTTTCATTTAAAAACTCTAAATATTCAGTTGAGTGAAATAATCCGTTATCAGAAGATTGATATTCACCATTTTCAACATATTGAGTTCCTATAACATTATAATCTTTATCATAACATACAACTCCAAATTGAACTTTAGAATTCACTACAGAAGATACTTTAGCACGAATAGAAATTTCGTAACTTAAAGCCGGATCAATAACTAACAATTTTGATTTATCTTCAGTAGGATAAATACCTGTTCTTTGAACTCCTCCAAATACCATTGATGAAATAATTTCATCCTCATTATTATAATCTCGAGTAATTCTAATATTTGAAGATCTTAACAAAGGATAATTTTTAAGGTCACCAACGCTTTCTGTAAATTCATATCCTTTAGTTACGTTTATTATAGTATTTGTTCTCTTCCAACAAGGTGAAGAAAATCCTATTGACCAACTTGTATCTTGAGGTCTTAATACAGCAAAGATAAATTCATCAAGATTATTATATCTGATTAATCTCAAAAGTTCGCCTAAAATAGTGCCTTCTTTATTTACAATATCTAATCTACCTCTTTTTTCGTATTCTACAATGTAATTGTAGAACAAATATCGCATTTGTTCTTGTGATGTTACAAGATTTGACACTAATCCTCTATTTTCAATAAATAGTTCAAATAAAATTTGATTGGTGTCAATTTCCTTATACTTCCTTGAATAGAGTACAATTAAAGCAAATAAATGTGTAATTGTTCCCCAAAACGATTGAAAATCTTTTCCACCTTTTTCTATGAATTTAGGGAGAATGTTTGAGCCTGAAACTTTAGCTAAAACATTCTCAGCCCACTTCATTACAAGAGGATCGTTTTCTTTAAAAAATCTACTAAATACTGTAGAATTATAAATAGGATTGTTATCTAATAAAAAATACTTATCGTTAGCTTCCATTGAATTCAATTTTTACTTCGTAAAGATACAAAATTGAATTCAAAATACAACTATATTATTTACACATCATTTAAAATTAGCTTCTTATATTATAGCTGTATAATTTACCATCAATTTTAAATTCAGCAAGACACGTTATATTCATTTCGT